GGCACGGTCATGCCCATAGACACACATTAGACGGGGTGCGCTGAACGATCGGCGCACGGTACGCTCAACGCATGACGCACCTACCGTTCGCGGGGCCCGCCCTGGGCCGCCGCCGGCTTCGGGCGAGTATCTACGTCCGTCTGTCCAACGCCGCCGACGAATCGAATACGTCGCTAGACAACATGGTCGCCGAGTGCCGCGCGCTGTGCGCCCGCGAGGACTTCGAGGAGATCGCCCTACACGTAGACGACGGCCTGTCCGGCGGTATCCGCGACCGCCCGCAGTTCACCGCGTGGCTGAACGACGCCCGTCACCAACGCTGTGACGTCCTGGTCGCGCATCACGTCGACCGCATGACCCGCGAGGGCCTGAACGTCGCGGCGACGATCCTCGACGTGCAAGAGGGGAAGGACCCGACGACCGGGCGGGTCGTCCGCCCCCCGGTCCGGTTGATGGATACGAAGGGCGTCGACTCGAACGGCGGCGTCGCCTTCCGAATGATGTTCGTAATCAAAGCCGAGGCGGCCCGGGAAGAGCGCGAGCGCGCCCGCGAGCGGGTCGCCGGCCGTGCGACCCGGCTGCGCCTCGCCGGCCGCTGGCCCGGCGGGGAGGTCCCCTTCGGCTTCGAGATCGTTCCGGCACCTGACGGGAAGGGAAAGACCCTCGCCGAGTGCCCGAAGGAGGCCGCCGCCCTGCGCGAGTGTGCGTCGCGCATCCTCGACGGTCACACCCTCGGCCGCACGGTCCGATGGTTGAACCTGAACGGCCCTAAGCCACGCCGCGCGCCCGAGTGGTCGCGGATCACTCTCGGGCAGGCACTCACGGGGGACCACATCCTCGGTCGGGTCACGATCGGCGGCGTCGTCCAGCGCGACGGCAAGGGCCGCGCCCTGACGCCGTTCCCGGCCGTCCTCGACCTTCCGACGGTGGTCGAGCTGCGGAAGGCCCTCGCGCCGTCTGGTGACCCTCGGAAGCGCGGCGGCCGGAAGCCCTCGCGCCTCGGCTCGCGGCTGATCGAGTGCGACGGCTGCGGCGGGTACCTCTACGTCGTCCGGCGCACCGCCTCGCGCACCGCCGCCGAGATCGCCGCCGGCCGCAAGGGGCGCTCGGACCTGATCGCGTATCGCTGCCAGCGGCGGGCGGACGGCGGCATCTGCCCGACTCCCCTGGTCGTCTCGGCGCTCCCCTTCGAGGCGTACCTAGAAGAGCGCTTCCTGTCCGACTTCGGGCATGTCCCGATGGTTGAGCGGCGCGTGATCGTGGCGGACGACGGGCGCCTAGCCGAAGTAGAAGAGTCGATCGCCCACACGCTCGCCAAGCTCGCCCAGGCGGCTACGCCCGAGGGCTTCGCCGACCTTCAGCGGCTACAGGCCGAGCGCGCCCTACTGGCCGACGCCCCGCGCGAGCCCGTCGTGACCCGCGTCCTGACCGGCCGCACGATGGCCGAGGAGTGGCACACCCGGGACCTCGAAGGGAAGCGCGAACTACTGGCCGACGCCTACGAAGTCCTGCGCCTGCGGCCCGGTCGGCGTGGCCGTAGAGGTTTCGACCCGGCCCGCCTCCTCGCGATCCCGGCCGAGGGCACCCACGACCCCGAGGACTAGCCGTGTAAACGAAGATGGGCCCGAAGGTGCGAACTTCGGGCCCGGGTGCGGCCACCCCTGGAAAGGCGAACGCCCCGGCACGGTAACACGAACGCCCCTGGCTCACCGCCCGGGGCGTTTGCCGTGTGCGCCGGGTAGCGCCGGGGTGACGCCGGGTAGTGAAGAGCGGCGCGGGAGTGACGAAGTGGCCCCAATCTCTACACTCCCCTATTACTTCTTAGAAGGAGGAGGAGGAGGAGCCTAGACATAGATACGGGAGTGTAGAAGTTGACGTCACTTCGTCACCCGGCCCCCGGACGCCGCTACTCCGCTTCCGCCTCGCCCAGGTGCGGGCGGTGCTTCCGAATCCAAGCCTCGACGTCAGCGATCCGCCAGACCGTCCCCATCGCGAGCCGGTCATAGGGCGCCGGCCAGTCAGCGCGCAGCGTCAACTGCCGGACACGCTCCCGCGAGACGCCGAGGCGGTCGGCGATCTCCTGAGGCCCGTACAGATGATCCGGCACGCCCGCAGGTTAGCCGGGTCACCCCTTGGCAAACGTGGAGAGTACGCCCGCCAATTGGCACGCGGGTACTACACGCTTGACAAGGGGTGCGTTGAACGGGAACGTAGAGGAATGAGACGACTACGCCCCGCCCCCGTCCTGGCCGACCTCGTCCACCGCCGCCGACGCCCCTGGTCCCGCTGGTGCGTGTGCGGGCTGCGCTGGCGGGCGTGCCCGGACCGTCACCGCCCGCCCGAGCCCGTATACCCGCCGGCCGTTCAGCGCACCCGCGCCCGCTGGGACGCCCCGACCCGCGAGGTCGGGACCGTTGGCCGCGTCGGCCGGCTGACCCGCGCCGGGGCCTTCCGCGCGAACGGGGGTCACTGGTGACCCTAAGGAAGCTGAAGTCCGGCGACGTGATCCGCCTGACCCGCGACGCGAGCCCCCAGTTCGTTAACCCGATCCGCGTCCGCGTGATCCGCGTCCTAGACGACTGGCACACGTACGACGGGTGGAAGTGGCTGGACGGCTACCAGCTCGGCCCGAAGGACGAGGCGGTCGACCGCCGGACCCTCTTCGTCCGCGTGGCCGGCGTCCAATGGCTGACGAAGCCGGCCCCACCGTCGCCGGGTACGCCGCGCCGGCCGCTCCCGCGTGCGCGGATGGTGGTGGGCTGATGGTTCCCCGCCGCATCCTCCCGCACCTGCCGTCTCGGCCCACCTGGCGCTGCCAGTCGTGCGGTGTCGCCTGGCCCTGCTCACCCGCAAAGCTGCGTCTCCTCGCCGAGTACCGCACGCGCCGCGCGGGCCTGCTGGTCTACCTGCGGGCCCTGAAGGCCGAGGCCGCGGAACAACTCGCCGAGCTGGACAGCGGGACGCCGCCGGCTGACCTCGACCGGCGCTTCGTCAACTGGGCTATCCCCGTCCTGTAGCCGGCCCCGACCGCCCCGGCCTGTCTAGCGCCTAGACAGCGTCGGGGCGGTTTTATTTTGCCCTGAACACCCCGGCGCGCTCTGGCCCACTCCTCCTGTGTCCCCAACAGACACGAGGCCTGAGGAGGCCAGCGTGACCCGTAACCTGCACATCACCTCGACGGCAGTCTCCGGTGAGACCCGCTCGACGCTCGACGTCGAGCGGTCGCTTCACCTGACCGACGGCACCTTCCTCCGTATGGACGACCGCACGCGGCTCGGTCAGGCGCACTTCTCGGCCGACGACGCCCGGAAGCTCGGCGAGTGGTTCGCGACCCGCTACGGCGTCGGCGGCTACCTCGACGCGAAGCCGGGCGAGACCGTGAAGGTCGTCAACCGCGACGGCACGCTGAAGGACACCGCCGAGGTCCGCGAGGCGGTCGACAGCGACGGCGCGTACGACCTGAAGGGCCACGGCTACGTGTCGGCCGCCTTCGTTCGTCACGCCGACGCGATCCTGCCCGAGGCCACCCCGGCCACCCCGGCTGCGCCGTCCGCCCCGGCCTTCACCGAGGGAACGCCGGTCGTGATCGTGACCGACGACGCGAAGAGCCCGGTCGGTAGCCCGGCCGGCCTGGCGAAGGGGACCCCGGCCGTGGTCCGGCGCACGACCGGCGGGAGCTACACGGCCCGGAACGGCCTCGGTTACCACGTCCGCGCGATGGTCGACGGCACGCTGACCGACCGGCTGGTCCGCGCCCAGGACGTCGCCCTGACCATGCCGGCCGAGCCCGCGACGCCCGCGCCGCTGAAGGTCGGGGACGTGGTCGCCCTGAAGCCGGGCGCGAAGACCTCCTTCGGCGGCGACGTGTACTTCGCGTCGGACGTGGCCCGGGTGAAGGTCGTGAGCCTCCCAGACGCGAAGGACGTCTACGTTCGGGCGGTCGACGGCTCTGGCGCGCACGGTAGCCGGGCTACCGGTCAGTACGTCGGCCGCGCCTACCTCGGCGACCCGATCGCGGAAGCGCCGTTCGCCCCGAAGGTCGGGGACGTGGTGGCGCTGAAGTCCGACGCCCGGATGGTGGCGGGCCCTTGCTCGCTGGTCCGGCTGGGCGCGACGAAGGTCAAGGTCGTCAGCCCCGCGGACCCCGACGGTGACCTGTTCGTGAAGGCCCTCGACGGCCGGGAGATCGGCCGCGGCGCCTACGTCCAGCGGTCGGGCCTCGCGCCGCTGTCCGAGGCCCCCGTGCGCCCCTGGGCCGTCGGTGACGAGGCGATCGTGACTGAGGACGAGCCGACCTTCGCGGGGGTCTTCCGGGGCGACCGCGTGCGGATCACCGACCTGCCGTCGGGGAGCGACCCGCGCTACCGCGCCCAGTTCGTCTCGGGCCGGGGTCGCGTCCGGCGGGACGGCGGTTGGTACGTCCCCGCCTCGGCGCTGCGCCGCCCGTGACCCTTCCGCAGTAACCGAAAGGCCCGTCCCTGGGACTCCCCCGGGGGCGGGCCTTTTCCGTTGCCCGGACCTGAACAGCGCGGCGGGTGCTGGCCCACTCCTCCTGTGTCCCTGAACGACACACGGCCCGAGGAGGCCCGTTGAGCACGTACAACCGTTCCGCGATGATCTTCGACCACAAGGACGCCGACGGCGACACCCTGAGCGTTTACACGCTCGCCGCCCGCCGCTACGCCCCGGCGACCCTCGCGGTCGCGGTGAACGCCGAGGACGACGACCGCGAGCAGATCGCCCACCTGACCCCCGACGCCGTAACCCGGCTGCGGGCGGCCCTGAAGCCGCACGACCCGGCCGAGAAGGGCGCCGAGGCACCGGCCCAGGTGTTCGAGATCGGCCGCGCGTACCGACTTCTGCCGGGGGCGCGCTACTCGAACGGCGAACCCGCGTCGATCGCCCGCGCGGGCGCGACCCGCGTCACCTACGACGGCCCCGGCGACGGCGACGGGAACGTCTGGGTCCGCCCGGTCGGGGGTGGGATGGCCCGCCTGGTCGCCCCGAGGTACCTCGCCCCGCTCGACCCGCCCGCGCCGGCCCCGGCAACGACCGAGGGCGCGTCGTACGCGGACCTGTCCGGCGAGGACATGGACGCCCTCGGGCTGCGCCTGGTCACCGAGGAGTCCTTCCCGCTCGACGCCCAGCGCGTCGCGGCCGTGAAGGAAGCCTTCGCGATCCTCGGCGACGACGGCGCGACCGTCGACACGGACTCCCTCCTCGCGATCGCGGACTTCCTGATTGGGGAGGCGGCGTGAAGCGCGCTCTCCCCTACGTCGCTGGCGGGGCCCTCCTCGGGGCCCTCGCCGGCCTGGCCTTCGGCCTCGGCAACTACGCCGCGACCTGGCTGCTCTGGTTCCTGTACTTCGCCCTGGTCGAGCTGCGGGCCCTGTTCAACAGCCGCACAGGCGACACGCTGTCGGAGCACGTCTGGCAGTGGTTCGCGGTCGGCGGCGGTCGCCCGGTCGACGGGTGGGCACGCCTACGACGGACGGTCCTGCTGGGCTTCATGGCCTGGCTGACGCTTCACTTCGTCGGCGGCGGGGTGATCGTGTGACCGTCTTCCGCCACACGAACGGAAACGCCCTGTCCGTCGGCGAGACGTTCGACGCCGACGGAGAGCTTCGGATTGACGGCGACTACATGGAACGCGCCGAGGTCGTGAAGCTGCGCGACCACCTGACCGCCCTCCTCGGCGACGCCCCTGCGGTCCCGACCGGCCCGTTAACGGTCGCTGCCGGTTACGGCCGGCTGACCCGCGCCGAGGCCCTGAAGCTCGCCGAGGAGACCGTGACGCGGCTCGCCCCGGCGACGAACGCCCGCGGCTACGCGGACGGGACGGCGAAGCTCGCCGAGCGCATGGACGCGATCCTTCGCACCGCTGACTACCTGACGGGAGGTCGGGCGTGATCATCCATACCTTCAACGGCTACACCCGCGAGGTTGCCGACGAACTGGACGACGACGGCGACCTGAAGATGTTCGGCGAGTGGTTCCGCCGTAAGGACGTCGCCGCCCTGCGGGACCACCTGACCACCCTCCTCGGCGACGTCCCGCCGGCCGACCCGGACGCCGTCGCCGTCGTGAAGGCGGCGGTCGAGGAGGTCGCCCGCCAGCTCGACGCCGATACCCGCTTCCCGTCCTCGACCGGCGTCGCCTTCCGGATGCTCGCCCGCAATCTCGACGTGAGGAGTCACCTGTGACCATCACCCCCGACGAGGCCCTGACGAAGGGCCGCGAGTTCGTGACCAACCTTCCCGGTGAGTTCGAGCTGACGACGCCGGACAAGATGATCGCCGCTGAGGTCTGCGTCGCGGCCTTCCTCATGGACTACAGCGCCCCGCCCGAGCCCGAGGCGAGCGAGGAGCCCGAGGGGGAGACCGAGGCCGCCGACGAGAAGGACAGCGAGCCGGGTCCGCTCGGCCCGGTCCGGCACGCCGTGTGTGCGGTCTCGCCGCCCGACGCCGCCTACACCGAGGCGTATCGGACCGTCCGCGGCCCGATGGTCCGCCTCGGCGTGGCCGACGGTCCGTCGCGGTTCAACGTCGTCTTGACGCCGTCCGACGCCCGCCGCTTCGCCGCCGGCATCCTGAACGCCGCCGACGAGGCCGACGGGACCGATGCCCTTCACTTCGGCGTGGGAAGCCCGCTGTCGTGAGCGACGACCCGACGGCGGACGGCATTCGAGAGAGCGCCGTCGACACGATCCACGAATGGATGCCGAAGCGCCCGGACGCGGCGCCCGGCTGGTTGCTCGCCCTGACCGGCCGCGACTACGGATCGGGCGAGCTGCGTTACGAGCTGCGCCCGGAAGACCTGGCCCTCGCCGGCCTGCCCTCGCTGCGCTACCGCGTGACTATCACTGTCGAACAGGAGGCCGCCCCGTGAAAGAGTTCATGACCGCCCTCGCCGCCCTGGCCGTCTCGATCGCCCTGACCGGCTGGCTCTTCATGGTCACGGTCGGCGTGATCCGGGGCGAGTGGCTTCACGACCTGCCGACGATCGGCTTCGGGTCTTCGATGCTGGTCGCGACCCTGATCGGCGCGTGCGCGGCCGTGATGCGCGGTACCCACGGCGCGCGGTCGGATTCGTGACCGCCTGAGACCGCCTCAGAAATTCTGAGCGCCCCGACCCCACCCGCACCTACCGCCTAGCACTGATCGCCCGCGAGAGACCGTCTCTCGCACCCCGGAAGGGCACGTCTGGCCGCGCGCTGGGCGTGCCCTTCCCTGTCCCTGAAGGAGATCCCGTGTCCCGTGCCCTGTCCCTGGGCGTCTCGGCCGTCATGGTCGGCGCGCTGTCCCTGACCGTCGCCGCGTGCGTCGACCCCGAGGCCGCCTGCGCGAAGCCCGGCGGTGGGTCCGGCTCGTCGTCGTCCGGTTCGAGGTCGTCCAGCTCGACCAGCTCGGGCACCCGCACCGCCCCGCAGGCCCCGCGAGTGCAGGCCCCGCCCCGCCAGCCGGCCAGCAAGCCGACGACCTACCGGACCACCTACCGCGACGGCGTCCCGGTCGTCGTACCGATCGTCGTGGACGACGACGCCTTCGAGACCGACTGCGACGACTGAAGGAGGCCCCGCATGTCCCGCAGGATGAAGGCTGACGAACCGCTGTACCGCGCCGCGATCACGGCGACCTACCCGCCGAGCCGCTGGCGGGACGAGGAATGGACCGAAACCGTCTACGTCGGCCCCTACACGTCGACCGGCCCGGCTTCCCGGGCGGTGACTGTCGAGGTCAAGAAGGCGTTGGAGTGGGGGGGAGCGACGTCGGCGACCGGCCACGTCGAGCGCGCCCCGGCGGCCTGGGAGCGGATCGAGTGACCAACCCCCTCGACGAGCTGGCCGCCGAGGTCGCCGAGGCCCACTCCCTCGACCCGGCGGCCTTCGCGGCCCGCGTCCGTCGTCAGCTCGCCCGGCGAATGGAGCGCGGCGCGCGGCCGTTCAAGCGGTGCGCGGCGTGCGACCGCGACCTTCCGGCGCGGGACTTCGCCGAGGACAGGTCCCGACCTGACGGCCTTCAGCGACGCTGCCGGCAGTGCGACCGGGACCGCTCGGCCGCTCGAAGATCCGCGTCACCCACCCCCGGCACACTCACCTAGTAGAGCGAGGGACCACGCGCCCTCGCCCACCCGCTACGGCCCCGCCACCCGCCGACCTGTGAGCCCCTAGGGACAGGCGCGGGAGGCGGGGCGTATGCGAGACCCCGCCGGGTGATTCCCGGCCTGCGGACTGGCCCCGTACACACGGACTAGCTGGTCTGCTTGAACGCCCCGGGCGCTTCGGCCACCGGGGTTCTGTGTGAAAGCCCCGGACCCACCTCTGTCTGCCGACATGTGGCCGGGGCCATGCTCTCGCCTCGGGCGGGGCGCTCTCCTTCGGACCTGGCCGCGAGAGCACCCGCCCGAGCGCCATCCCACGCCCCCGGCGTGCGCTCCCCCACTGCCTCTTACGCATGGGGTTCGAGCGCCCCGGGGGCGTTCGTCTTCTACCTGGGGGTCGCGATGACCTGGGAAGGGTCAGATCGCAGGGCCCGCCTTCCGCACGACTGGGCCCTTCGCCGCGTGCGGGTGCTGCGCAGGGACGGCTATCGCTGCCGGCAGGTATTCACCACGGGGGAGCGCTGCGGCGCCCCTGGCAGCGAGGTCGATCACGTTGAGCGAGGCGATAACCACGACCTAGCGAACCTTCAGACCCTCTGTTCGTACTGCCACGCACGTAAGACCGCAGGCGAGGCCGCCCAGGCCCGTCGCCCGCGGCCGAAGCGCGCTCGCGAGTCCGAGCGTCATCCTGGCGCGCTGTGACCCTGTGTGTTGTCACTCTGCGTGACCCCTGGGGGGTGGCCCCCCGCCCCGGCCCGGCCCCCACCGAAGCGGCATAGCGCCTCGGGCTGTGTACGGGCATAGAGGTCGTGATCGAGGGTCGCGCCCGACCGGAATCTCACCCTGTGTAAACGCCCGAGGAGGGCCCATGACCCCTGCCGACGTCGCTCACCGCTTCGCGTTCCACACCGCGACGACCGAGGAGAAGCGCGACGCGCACACGAGCGTCCGCCAGGCGTGCCGCCAGCTCGCCGACGACCTGAACGCGCGCCTTCCCGAGGGCCGCGAGAAGTCGACCGCGATCACGAAGCTCGAAGAGGTCATGTTTTGGGCGAACGCCGCCCTCGCACGGGCCGAGTCGTGATCTTCGGCCGCGCCCGCTTCGGCGGCTGGGTCCGCTGGCTTCCCCTCTACGCCTCGCCGATGTTCGAGGACCGCCGCCGCCCGTGGCGCACTGCGCGCGGCGTCGCCGTCGGGACGTTCGGCCGCGTCGTCTACGCCTACGCCGCCCCGCGCGAGGAGACCGCCGCGGGTTGCGTCCCTGACGACTGCTACGAGGTCGCCCACCACGAGTACCGGACGTGGCCCGTCCGTCTTCCCACGCCGCACGCCTTCCGCCGTGGCACCTGGCCGCGCGGCGGCACCCGCGCCAACCGCGCGTGGATGTACCTGCGGGGGTGGGGCCTGATCCGCCTTTACCACCTGTAGCCCGAGAGGAGGTCCGCCGTGGCCCGTGGCACCCTTCACGCCCCGAAGAGCGAAGCGACGCGCCGCCGCCGCAACACCCCGACGCACGGCGAGACCGTCCTTCCCGACGACGACGAGGTCCGCGGCCCCGAGCTGGCCGACCTGACCGCCGGCCGCGAGTTCCGCGCCGAGACCGTCGCGTGGTTCGAGACCTGGCGCCGCTCTCCGCAGGCCGCCGTCTTCATCGCGACCGACTGGCTTCGCCTGGCGACCCTTGCGCCGATCGTGGACGCCTACTGGCGCCGCCCCTCGGCCGCCGCCCTGTCCGAGATCCGGATGAACGAAGAGCGCCTAGGCGCGACCGTCGTAGACCGGATGCGCGCCCGGATGCGCGTCGAGACCGACGACGAAGCCGCCGAGGACGACCTTCCGGCGGGCGTCGCGTCCCTGACCGAGCGTCGTGCCGCGCTGCGCGACAGGCTCGCGTGACCGCCCCGGACGCCCGGGATGCCGAACTCGAAGAGCTGAACCGCCTCGCCGCGCTCGAAGCGCGAAAGGCAGTCGCCGCCCACGCCCTGACGACGATCGAGGCGTTCCCGCTCGACGGGTCGATTAAGACCCTCGGATGGGGCGTTATCGATTGGGTCGAGGCGTGGCTACTTCAGCCCGACGGCGACGAGGCCGGCGAGCCCTATCGGTTAACCCGGGAACAACTGAACTTCGTCCTTTGGTTCTACGCCGTAGACAATCGGGGACGCTTCATTTACCGACGCGCGGTACTGCGCCGCGCTAAGGGCTGGGGGAAGTCGCCGTTCCTGGGTGCGCTCGCGCTCGCGGAATTGTGCGGGCCGGTCCGGTTCTCGCACTGGACGAAGGACGGCGAGGCCGTCGGTAAGGCGCACCCCGCGCCGTGGATCGTGATTGCGGGCGTCAGCGAGACGCAGACCGAAAACACGATGGCCGCTATTCGGTCAATGGTCGAGGACTCGCCGCTAGTCGAGGCCGCCGGCTTGGACGTCGGAAAGACGCGGATCTTCACGCCTACTGGCGGGAAGATCATGCCCGTTACCGCGTCCAGTAGCAGTCAGGAAGGCGCGCGTCCGTCCTTCGCGATCATGGACGAAACGCACCACTGGACCGAGTCGAACGGCGGCTACGCCCTCGCCCGCGTGATTCGCCGCAACCTGGCGAAGAGCCGCGACGGCATGGCCCGCGCAATCGAGACCACGAACGCGCACGGCCCGGGACAGGACAGCGTCGCGGAAATCTCCTACCTGGCGTATCTCGCCCAGCAAGAGAAGCGCACGCGCGGGACGGGCATCCTCTACGACTCCCGCGAGGCCCCGGGTCATATCGACCTGTCGGACCGCGACGAGCTAATGAACGGCCTCGCGATGGCCTACGGCGATTCGCTGTGGGTCGACCTCGAACGCATCGCCGAGGAGGTCTACGACCCGGCGACGCCCCCAGAGGAGGCACGGCGGTTCTACCTGAACCAAATCGTCGCCGCCGCGGACTCGTGGCTCGCCCCACACGAATACGACGCGAACGGGCCGGAAGAGCGGCGCAAGAAGGGCTTGCCCGAGCTGGTCCCGCTGAAGCGCAGCGAGCCCGGGAAATGGCGCGAGGCCGACACGGTAACCCTCGGATTCGACGGCGGCCGAACGGACGACTCGACGGCCCTGGTCGCCGTCCGAATGTCCGACGGCGCGGCCTTTTTGCTCGGCCTCTGGGAAAAGCCCGAGGGCCCTTCCGGCGTCGGCTGGGAGGTCAATCAGGAGGACGTCCGCGGCGTCGTCGACCACGCTTTCGCGACCCTCGACGTCGTCGGCTTCTTCAGCGATGTCGCCTACTGGGAAACCGACGTCGACCGCTGGCGCGAGCTACACGGGGAACGCCTCCTAGTGAAGGCGACGACCCGCCACACGATCGCGTGGGATATGCGCTCTCACCAGGGCGACACGGTCCGCGCCGTCGAGGCCCTTCACCGCGCCTTCATCGACGGTGAGGTCCCCCACGACGGCGAGCTGAGGCTTCGCCGGCACGTCCTGAACGCCCGCCGCCGGCCGAACCGCTGGGGCGTGAGCTTCGGGAAGGAGACCCGGGAGTCGCCGAAGAAGGTCGACGCCCTGGCCGCGTTGCTGCTCGCCGTCATGGCCCGGTCCCGCGTGATCGCGGACGGCGCACTCGCTAAGCGCCGCAAGCCGACCGGCCGCCTCGTCGGCTTCTAACCCGTTTACACGCCTCGGAAGGGGGCCCGTCCGTTGCCGACCGACGGCAGTATTACCGGCCTCGCCGAAGAGCTGATTACCGAGCACCGCGCCGAGACCGGCAACCGCCACAAGGGAGCCGGGAAGGTCGCCCGCTACCTGCGGGGCGATCACGACCTGCCGTACATGCCGCGCGGCGCGAAGGCCGAATACGTCAGCCTGGCGAAGAAGTCCGTCACGAACTGGCTCCCGCTGATCAGCGAGACCTACGTAAAGGGCCTGTTCGTGGACGGTTACCGGGCCGCGAAGAAGACGGAGAACGCCGCGCCGTGGCGGTTCTGGCAGGCTAACCGGCTCGACGCCCGGCAGACGATCGCGCACCGCGGGGCGTTGGAGCTGGGCGCGGCGTACGTGCGGGTCCTGAAGGGCACCCCGGCGCCGAGCATCCGCCCGCTACCGGCCCTGTCGACCTGGGCGCGGTACGAGGACGACGGCGACGAGTGGCCCGTTCACGGTCTCTACGTGAAGGGCCGCTCGGCCGACGGCGCGCAGCTTTTCGAGTTGTACGACCGGGAGCACGTCTACCAGCTCGCCCAGGGCAAGGGCGAGAGCCTGAAGGTCGTCGGCACCCCGCAGGCCCACGGCCTCGGCGTAACCCCGCTGGCGCGCTTCCGCGACCGCCTCGACGGCGAGAACCGAGGCATCGTCTGCCCGCTGATCGTCCTTCAGGACCGGATTAACGAGGCGGTCTTCTCGCTGCTGATCGCCCTTCAGTTCGCGTCGTTCCGACAGCGCTGGGCTACCGGCCTGGCGATCCCGACCGTGGACGACCCGGAAAGTCCGCTCTTCGGCCAGCCGGTCGAGCCGTTTCAGGCGGCCGTCGATCGGCTCTGGGTCACGGACTCGCCGGACGCGAAGTTCGGGTCGTTCGACCAGACGGACGTTAGCGGCCACCTCGAAACCTACGGGTCCGGCGTGCGCACGCTCGCGGCGATCGCCCAGCTTTCGCCTCACGTCCTCCTCGGCGACCTCGTCAACCTGTCCGCCGACGCGCTCGCCGCCGCCGAGGCCGCCACGCAGCGCAAGATCGGCGAGTACGAAACGATCTTCGGGGAGTCCTGGGAACAGACCCTTCGCCTCGCCGCGCTCGCGGCCAACGACCGGGAGTCCGCGCAGGACACTTCCTCGCAGGTCCGCTGGCGCGACACCGAGGCCCGCAGCATGGCCGCAGCGGTCGACGCCCTCGGGAAGATGGTGACCATGCTCGCCGTGCCGGCCGAGGCCGCGTGGGAGCGGATCCCGGGCGTGACCGACGACGACATCACGCGATGGCGCGAAATGGCGAAGTCGTCCGACGGCCTGACCCAGCTCGCGGCGACGCTCGCCCGCCGGGCCGAGCCGGCCGCGACCACTCCCGCCGGGGCCGCCGATGGCGCCGACGGCTGATCAGGTCGCCGACGAGTACCGCCGGCTTCAGTCGCAACTGTCGGGCGAGGCCGCCGCACAGGTGACCGTCGCCTATGAAACCCTGCTGAACCCGCTCGACCTCGACCAGACCTTCCCGGTCTATGCCGAGGTCGTCGCCCGGATCATCGAAGCGGCCCGCCAGTCGGCGGCCGTCCTCGCCGGGGCCTTCTACGTCGCCCACCGCGAAGCGCTGCGGGTGACCGAGGAGGTCCCGGCGATCGCGTACGCGGGTCAGCTTCCGCCGGCCCAGCTCGCGACGTCCCTCCTCGTGACCGGCCCGGTCCGCGTGAAGCGGCTGACCAGCAAGGGAGCCTCGCCCGCCCAGGCGGCGGCGAAGGCCCGCGCGGCGACCGCTCGCGCCACGATCCGGCACGTTACGGACGGCGGCCGAGAGACGATCCGGGACACCACGCGGCGGGACCCCGTCGCACTGGGCTTCGCCCGGCTGACCGACGGCGACCCGTGCTATTTCTGCGCGATGCTCGCCAGCCGGGGCCCGGTCTATGAGTCCGAGGAGACCGCGGGGAAGGACGACCCGTATCACGACGGGTGCGGGTGCATACCCGCGCCTGTCTACCGCCGGTCGGACCCGTGGCCCGGCCGCGCCCGAGAGTTCGAGGCGTTGTGGGCCGAGGCGACCGCCGGCAAGTCGGGCCGAAAGGCGGTCAACGCCTTCCGTCGCGCCCACGAAGCGAATCGGCGAGTCGAAAGGCCCGCTGAGACGGCCTAGGAGCGTCTGACGCCCCTCAGCCCTGCCACACCCCTAGTCGACGTGCGTTGAACGATTCACGCACGCCCCTAGGCCCCCGCGCGGGCAGGTCCCGCGCACTCCCCAACCGACCCAGGAGGTCGAACCGTGCCCGACGAGCCCACCACCCCGCCCGTGACCGACCCGGCGCCGTCCGGCGACCCGGCCCCGAGCACCCCGCCGGCCGTGAAGCTCGACGGCCCGTACGACGAGGCCCGCGCCACGCGCCTGATCGAGAACCTTCGCGCCGAGCTGGCCGAGGTCAAGGCGAAGCGTCAGACCCCGCCGACCGAGGTCGCCGAGCTGAAGACCCAGCTCGACGCGATCAACGCCGAGCTTGCGCAGACCCGCACCGCCGCGATCGAGGCCGCGAAGCGGGCCGCCATCGCTGACGCGAAGGTCCCGGCCCACCTGGCGGGCTACGTCAACGGCACGACCCCCGAGGAGATCAAGGCGAGCGCCGAGAAGGTCGCCGCCGACTTCGCCGCGGGCCAGCCGGCCGCGCCGGACCCGCTCCCGGGCCTGCCGAGGCCCGCCCTCACCCCGGGCCGCGCGCCAGCCGACGCCACGCCCGCTTTCGACCCCGTCGCGACCGCCCGAGCGGCGCGCGGTTACTGACCCCCTGGAAGGTAGAAAATGCCGCACGACTTCGTCATTCCCGAGCAGGTGCTCTCGACCGCTATCGCGCTGGTCCGCGATGACCTCATGCTCGCCGCGACCGTGAACCGCGACTACGAGGACGCCTTCGGCGGCGGCCGTGGCACTGTGGTCAACGTCCGCACGCCGAACACCCTGAAGGCCCGGCGCCGGAAGATGACCGACGACGGTCAGGAGATCGTGACCGACACGGTCACCGAGTCGACCATCCCGGTCACCATGACCGAGCACGTCTACTCGGCCGTGGACGTGTCTGACCTTCAGATGCGCATGGACATCGCCGACTTCACCCGGCAGGTCACCGTGCCGCAGGTCCGCGGCATCGTCGAGGACCTGGAAAACCTCGTGACCGAGACCATGCAGGCCCTTCCCGAGTCCGTGGGCCTGGCCTACGACCCGGCGAAGCCGCACCTCACGTTCACCCGGGCGCGCAAGATGCTGCGGGACCTCGGCCTGCCGGCTGCCGGCCTGTGGGCCGCCGTCGGTACCGGCGTCTACGCCGAGCTGGTCGACGCGAACGCGCTCACCGACGCATCGCAGTCCGGTTCGACCGAGGCCCTGCGGAACGCGAACGTCGGTCGCGTCCGGGCCTTCACCGTGGTCGAGAACAACCGCTTCGACGACGACGAGATCGTTTTCTACGGCCGCGACGCCTTCACCCTGGCGATCCGGGCCCCGTACCCGCCGGACGGCGCCGCGTTCTCGGCCTCGCAGTCGGACAACGGCTTCGCGATGACCTGGGTCAAGGACTACGACTCGAAGGTCCTGAAGGACCGCTCGGTCTTCCAGACCTACGCCGGCTGTCAGGCGATGCAGGTCAAGCGACTCGCGAAGGACGGGACGACCTCTCTGGTCACCCCGGCGCTGCGGGTCAAGACCTCGACCATCCCGGCCTGATCGGAGTAACCCGTGAGCCTGCCCCCGCTCGCCCCGGTCGCCGAGCTTGAGCGGCGTCTAGGGCTGGCCCCCGGCACGCTCACCGGATCGGACCTCGTCCGGGCGGGGGTGGCGCTCGAAGATGCGTCGACCCTCGTCCGGGCCGAGGCCGGGACGGACTGGGTTGCCGGGGACGGCGCGACCATCACGGCCCCCGCCGTGGTGACGACCGTCGTCCTCGCGGCGGCCCTGCGTGCCTACCGCAACCCCGACGGCTACCAGGGCGAGTCCGTCGGCGACTACTCCTACCAATACGCCCGCGAGTCGACGTCCGGTTACCTGACCCCGAGCGAAGTCCTGATCGTGCGGCGGGTGGCTGGGAAGGCTGGCTCGCGCGTTTACACGGTTCGGACGCCGAGCGCGTACGACCCGGATCCGGCCGCAACCGCCGACCCGTTCCGCGCGGTGGTCGCATGAGGTTCCCCGACGCCGTGACCGTCCTACGCCCGACCGGCGCCGACGAGTACGGCAACCCCGGCACCGGCCCGCACGCCCCCGCCGGCACGTTCGCCGGCTTCCTGTCCGGCGACGCCGTCTACGCGGCCCCCGGGGTCGATGTTCAGCGCGGCGACCGGCTGGTCATCGGTGCGGACACCTACGACGTCGAGGGCGACCCGCGCGACCTGCGCTCGCCCTCTCGCCCGGTCATGACCCGCGTCGCCGTCCGACTGCGAAGGAGGTAGCCCCGTGGCGGGCGTGGATATCCGACTCGACCACAAGGGCATTGCCGAGCTGCTGAAGTCGGCCGAGTTCGCCGAGGCGATGGCCGAGAAGGCCGGCGAGGTCGCGGCGACCGTCAAGGCCCACCAGTCGATCCGGCGCCACAAAATGCCGGTCACGACCGGCGCCTTCGAGACCGACCGCGCAACGCACAGTGTCACGATCGCAGACCCCGGCGGCCTGCCCGTACAGGCGAAGTACGGCGTCCTGACCCAGGCGGCGACAGCCGCGGGCCTCGAAGTGACCGAGGGGGCCCCCGAGTGAGGGCGGCCGTCCCGTTTCTCGACCCCCGCGCCGGGACCCTCGCGGTCCTGCGGGCCCTGCACCCGGACGTCACCTTCGGCACGAAGCGCCTCGACGAGTGGCCCGAGGGCGACGTCCCGGTCCTGCCGTACGGCGGCGTCTTCGCCGACGGGACCTTCGTCCGCCAGCGGGTTACCGCGACCGCGACGGTCCGAGTCGTCGTCTGGGCCGAGACGGACGCCGCCGGCTACCGGCTCGCCGACGACCTTCACGCCGACCTCCTCGCGTACGAGGGCGGCCCGGACGTTGGGGGCTTCGGCCCGATGACCGGCCCCCTCCCGACGACCGACCCGGACACGGGCCGGCCGATGACCTACTTCACCGTGCGCGCCCGGCTTCGCCCGCGCACAGACTAGGAGCGTTTACATGGGCGACCCGACGAAGGTCAACCTTTGGTCCGGCGCGGACGTCTACATCGCCGAGCCCGGCACCGCCGAGCCGACCGACCTCACGACCCCGTGGGCCGTCGACTGGGACCCGGCCGGCATCCTCGACGGCGAGGAGGGCTTCACCTGGGAGCGCGAAGAGGACTCGTCCGAGTACTACGGCTGGGGCGGCATCCTCGTGAAGAAGACCCGCTCGAAGCACAAGCGGACGGTCACGTTCGTAGCGATGGAGGACAACCCCGTTGTCTTCGCGCTGGTCAACCCCGGCTCGACCCAGACCGTCGCGGGCGGCATCACGACCTCGAAGGTCAAGGTCCCAAAGTACGTGGACATCGCGGTCGGCTTCGAGCTGCGCGAGGGGACGAAGGTTCGGCGGCGCACGGTCAAGCGCGCAACCGCCGAGGTCGCGGGCGAGATCAAGGAAAGCGAGACCGCGCCGACCGTTTACACGATCCTCGTCACCCTCTTCCCCGAGGCGGACTCGACTCTCTACACCGAGCTTTCCGGCGACACGGCTGACCTCACGCCGTGATGCGCTGAACGTTCATCGCACTACCAGGGCCCCGAGGTCGCCGCCCGGACGGCCTCGGGGTCCTTCCTTTCCGCGCCCATCCGCGCCGACTCCCGAAGGAGCCCCCGAATGAAGGCACCGCAGACCCAGGCCGCTCGCGCCGAGGCCGCCGGCCAGGTCGCACAGTTCGCGTACGACGGCGAGACCTACACGGTCGCCCCCTCGAAGGACTGGGACCTCGACGCCCTGGCCGCTTTCGAGGACGGCCACATTCTGACCGCCGTCCGGCTGATCATCGGCGACGCCCAGATGAAGACCTTCAGGTCGAAGAAGCGGACGATCGGCGAGCTGAACGCCCTCTTCGAGGAGGCCCAGAAGGCCGCCGGTATCGAGGGAAACTAGCCGCGCTCGTCGGGGCCCTGCGGGACCACTACGACGCCGTAGAGGCCGACCTTCAGCGCTTCTACGGCGTCGACCTCGCGGGTCTCTGGACGGGCGCGCTCTCGCTGCGCCGCCTGTGCGCGCTGGTCGCGAACCTTCCCGCCGGCTCGGCGCTCTGGGCGGCCGAGGCCGGCCTACCGCTCGGCCTGACGCCGACGGACCTCCTCCTCGCGGACGTCTACCACGCCCTTACCGGCAGCCCTCACCCGCTGCGCCCGACGCCCTCGCCCGCGGCGACGAAGGCGGCTGCGGCGACCCACCACGAAGCCCTAGCCGCGAAGCTGCGCGCCCAACGTGCCCGGCTGCGCCCGCCACCCCGGGAGGAGGCCCCGCATGTCGAACGTCGGCTTCGCGACGCTTCAGGTGATACCGAGCCTGAAGAACCTTCGGCGCCACCTGAAGAAGGAAGCTGACCCGATCCTCGCGGGCTGGGCGAAGGAGGCCGGCGAGACGATCGGCGACGGCCTGGCGAAGTCGGCCGGCGGCGGGATCGCCGAGGCCGTCGGCGCTGCCCTGCGCGAGGGCGTCGACCAGGACAGCGACCGCCTCGGCGAAATGCTGCGCGAGACCTTCCGCGAAAGCGTCCGGCGCGGCGTCGGGGACGGCGTCCGCAACGGGGCCGACGACGCTGAAGACCTCGTCGACCGCCCGCTTCGCCGCAGCGTCCGGCGCGCGACGGCCGCGGGCTTCCGTGCGGGCTTCCGCGCCATGTTCACCGGATCCCAGGACCAGGGCGACCGCTTGCGCCGGTCGATCGGCCTCGGGATCGCGGGCGGCATCGCGAACGGCGCGAAGGAGGGGTTCGAAGCCGCGATGGACAGCGCCCGGACCTTCGTGAAGTTCACGGGCCAGGTCGGCTCGGCCGTCGCCTCGGCGGCGGTAGCGGGCGTCGCTACCGCGCTTCAGGGCATCGGGACGACGGTCGCGACCGGCGGCCTGAACCTCCTCGTCGGCGCGCTGCTCGCGATCGCGTCAGCGCTCCCGATCGTCCTTACCGGCTTTACCGCGCTGGCCCCCCTCGTCCTGCTCGCGGGCGGTCTGTTCGGGTCCCTGTTCACGATCATCGCGGGCGGCGTCGGCTCGGTCGGCGTCTTCGCCCTGGCCTTCCGCGGCCTCGGCGACGCCTTTTCCGAGGTCATGGAAAAGGGGAAGGCGACCGACGAGACGCTGAAGAAGCTCGCGCCGAACGCCCGCAAGTTCGTTAAGGCGTTCGCCGGCCTGCGGAAGCCGCTTTCGGACCTGCGCCGGGCCGTTCAGGACAAGCTCTTCGCCGGCCTCGACAACACGCTGAAGTCACTCGCGAAGAGCTGGCTCCCGGCCCTGAAGCCGATGCTCGGCGACCTCGCCACGCGGTTTAACCGCTTCGCGAAGACCATTGCTGAGGCGCTCGGTAAGCCGGACTTTATCCGCAATATCCGCGAAGCGATGATCGGCTTCGGGTTCTTCCTCGACCGAATCGGCGAAGCGACAGGCCCCCTGATCAAGACGTTCGGCCAGCTCGCGAAGGCCGCCGGTCCGTTCCTCGCGTCCCTCGGCGACAACCTCGCCCGCGCGCTTGAGAAGTTCAGCGCGTGGGTCGACAAGGCCGAGAAGTCCGGTGCCCTGAACGACTTCTTCACGAACGCCGCGAAGGCGCTTCGGGATATCTGGGATATCGGCGGGCTTGTCATCGGAATCGCGGGCGAGCTGATCGACACCTTCTTCCCGTCCTCGAAGAAGGCGAGCGACACCTTCCTCGGCGGCGTGAAGTATTGGCTCGGCGAAATTAAGGCGTGGCTCGCCGACCCGGCGAATAAGCAGAAGATTCAAGAGTTTATGGACAAGCTCGGCGAGTTCATAAACAAGGCCGTCACCGAATGGATCCCGGCCGTCATTGACTTCATGATGAAGGTCGACGAGTGGGGCCAGCGGATCGAGTCGTGGGGAAACACAATCGAGCGGTGGGGCCTCAGGGTCTCGACCGCCTTCACGTCGGCACAGGTCATCGTGTCCGGGCAGATCGCCGCCATGCGCGCCGCGATCGACACCCTGACCGCGCCGATCGAAGCCGCGATTGGGGCCTTCCTGCGACTGCGCAACGGCGCCGCCGGGCACCTCGGCGCGTTGCTCGGGCTGGTCTCGTCCATCCCCGGGCGGATCCTCGCGGCCCTCGGCGGTCTCGACGACGCCCTCTACGGCGTCGGCGCGAACATCGTTCGAGGGCTGGTCGCCGGTATCCGGGCAATGATCCCGAGCGCCCAGAGCATCGCCCGCACCCTGGCGAGCAGCGTCCGGGCCGCCGCTGAAAACACCCTCGGGATTAACAGCCCGTCCAAGGTCTTCGCCCGAATCGGTGGCTTCACGGCCGAGGGCATGGTCCGGGGGATCGAGCGCGGGACGCCGAAGGTCACGAAGGCCGTAAACGCGATGGTCGCGGCCCCGAACGTTGCCAGCGGCGGCACCTCGCGCGGCGCGGTCACGGCGGCCGGCGGCCCGCTGGTCGGCTCGCTGACGCTGAACGCCCGCGAGGACGTCCGCGACCAGCTCGAAGAGGTCACTTTCGCGCTTCGGCGCATCCGGCGAGGGGGCGTCTATGCGTGACGGTGAGTACGAGCTGCGCTTCCCAGGGACCTCGGTCACCTGGGGGCCGGCTGACCTGCCCATCGTGAACATGTCCGCCCCCGACCTGGGCGACGCCGAAGTCCGCGACGACGACGAGGACCGCCCCCGAGAGGACGGCCGAGCTTTCGGCCAGGACTTCCGGGGCGGCCGGTCGATCACGTTCGAGCTGGGCGTCTTCGGCGACGACGAGGCCGAGGCCCGAGCGACGCTGGCGGGCCTGGCGCAAGCCTGGCGCGGGGACGCCGTCCGGCGCACGCCCGGCGCGGTGGCCGAGCTGCGAATGCGGCACGCGGGGCGCGAGCGGATCGTCTACGGGAGGCCCCGGCGCTTTGCGTCGAATGAGACCGAGATCGGCGAGGGCGTCGCCCTGGTCGTCGCGGACTTCGCCGCCACGGACGATCTCTTCTATGGCCCGGCCGAGCACACCCGAGACGTCGGCCTCGTCCCGCCTCTCGGCGGCGGCCTGACCGGTACCCTCGCGGCCCCGCTGACCACGACCGCAACGTCCGACCGTTCGGCCGGGGTCACGGTCGGGGGTGCGCTCGCCGCCTGGCCCGTCCTGACGATCCGCGGCCCGGTCACGAACCCGGTCGTCGAGGTCGTCGGCCTCTGGCGGCTAGAGCTGCGCACGACCCTCGCCCACGACAGCACGGTCACGATCGACCCCCGCCCCTGGGCCCGCTCGGTCTTGCTTAACGGCGGCGGGTCCCTGGCGGGCGCGCTGACCCGCACGTCGCCGCGCCTCGCCGCGATGGCGATCCCGCCCGGCGCGTACGAGGTCGCCTTCCGGGGGACCGACGCGACCGGCACGTCTTCCGTGCGCTTCGCCTGGCGCGAGACCTTCCCGACCCCTTAGGAGCGTGTAAACGTGGCTTTCGACCCTGTCCCGTGGTTTGTGGGTGGCGGCGCCGAGCACTCCCCCGAGGTCGCCCGCCTCCTCGCATACATCGCGTTTCGAGGAAACGAAGGCGTCGTCGCTTCGGCGGACCTGAAGGTCGCGGCGCTCGCCGTGCCCGGGACGTCCGTCCGGGTCCTGCCCGGTGCGTGCGCGATCAACTCGCGGGCGGCCGGCGGCGCCTATCAGGCGTACGCGGCCCGGATGCCGACCGAGACCGTCGTCCCGATCGCCGCGACCGGCTCGGGCGGTGGCCGGTCGGACCTGATCGTCGCTCGCGTAGAGGATCCCTTCATGCCGGGTGAACCCTGGCAGACCCCTGCGGACGTGAAGGTCGGCCCGTACGTCTATGTGCGCGTGATCGCGGGCGTCCCGGCCGGGACGACCTCGGTCGCCGCTCTGAACCTGGGCTACAGCGCAATCGCACTCGGCCGCGTCGACCTGCCTGCGAACACCGGCACGGTCACGCAGGCGATGATCGTCGACCTGCGGCGGGTCGCGAACCCCCGCCGCGAGCGCTTGGTGATCACGGTCAACCCTGGTCAGCGGTACGACCTAACCGCGACGACCTTCACCGGCCCGTGGACGAACGCGAGCGGGTCCGTCGAGGTCCCGCCCTGGGCCGCGAAGGCGATCATCCGTACGTCCATCGGTGGCGTTGTGGTGACCTCGGGCGTCGCCTGGGGCCAGATCCGCGCCCGCCTCGGCACGCTGACCACGCAGGCGACCCGCTGGGACGACACGGCAACCGGCGACGGTAACCGCCGGTTCTGGCGGGACGCCGACACGCTGTCGGTCCCTTCGGCCCTGCGCGGGACGACCCAGACGGTCACGTTGGAGGCGAACCGGGCGGCCGGGTCGACCGCGGGCGTCTACGCCGACACCTCGTCGAGCCTTGACTTCGACATTGAGTTCGTCGAGGCCCCGGCGTGACCCGCTGGCGGTACATCGCGCAGCGGGCCGTGACTGGCGAGTTCGTCGACTGGGACGTCCCGATCGCCCGCGACGAGCTTTCCTGGTCGCTGTCCGGCCCCGGCTCGCTGCGCGGAACCATCGCCCCGGACGTCGGCCGCCTGCGGGGCCCGGACGGACGCCCCCTGCTCGACGAGTGGGGGACGCTGCTCTACGCCGAGGCCGACGGCGAGATCCGCTGGGGCGGCGTCGTCGTGCAATCGGGCTTCTCGGGGTCGGCCTGGCGTGTCGAGGCCACCGGCTTCACCGCCTACCCGCACGGCGTGCCTTACCTCGACCTGTACTCGAAGGTAGGCGTCGACCCGCTCGACGCCGTCCGCGAGGTCTGGCGGCATGTGCAGGCCCAGCCGGACGGCGACCTCGGGATGCTCGTCGACCCGACCACGACGCCGGTCCGGCTCGGGAAGCCCGTGACCCCCGCCTATCAAGAGGTCCAAATCGGGGGCGTCTGGGTGCGGAAGGACTCCGTCCCCGCGTCGAGCATCGAGCCGTCGGCGTCGGCGAAGCTGAAGGCCAGCATCGACGCTAACGACACGTCGCTAACCCTGGCGGCGCTCGGCGTCTACGCCCAGCTAACCCCGCCCTACCTCGTGACGGTCGGTTCGGAGACGATCCGCGTCGGTGGCCGGACTGGCTCGACGCTGACGGGCCTCACACGCGGGCACGGGACGAGTAAGGCGACCAGTCACCGCGCCGGGACGGTGGTCCGCCACACGGGAACGCCGACCCGGACGGTCGCGGCCCGGCCCGCCGAGCCCTACCAGCTCGCATGGTGGGACGCCCCGGACTGCGGTGGCGAGCTGGACGCCCTCGCCCGGGAAACGCCCTTCGATTACGCCGAAGAGCACTACTGGGACGGCGACAAGATCGCTCACCGCCTGCGGATCGGATACCCCCGCCTCGGCCGGCGGCGTACGGACCTCGCCTTCGTTCAGGGCGACAACGTGACCAGCGTCGTCGCCCCCGAGCGCGACGGCGAGGGCTTCGCGAACGAAGTCGTCGGCCACGGGGCGGGCGAGGGCCGAACGGTCCTTCAGCGCCGGATCCCCGAGCGGGACGGTCGCCTTCGGCGCCCCTTCGTCTACGCCGACAAGTCCGTAACCACGTCGGCCCGTATGGACGCGCTCGCCCGCGCCGAGCTGGCGACGCGCCGACACACGCTCGAAATCGATTCGGTCGAGGTCGTCGACCACCCGAACGCCCCTATCGGCTCGTGGGCCCTCGGCGACGACATCCCGATCCGGGCCGTTATCCCGTGGCTCGGCGAGGTCGAGGTCTGGGAGCGGGTCGTCGGGTGGGCCATGCGAGGCGAAGACCGGGCCGTCCTGAACCTACGTCGAAGCGACGCATTCACCTACGCGAGGAGTCCTGAGTGACCACCGCCGACGACCTGGCTACCCAGATCGCCGACCTGACCCGCCGCATGGAAGCTGTCGAACGCAGCTCGCAGGCCCCTCACACGACCGTCGAGGGCGGGACCTTCGCGGTCCTCGACCCGGACGGTAACCCGGTCTTCCTCGTCGGCGAGGACAGCGACGGCGTTTACACGGCGCAGGCTGCGAACGGCGCCGCGCTGATCGCGTCTGACCTCGACCTACCGGCGGGGTCGATCACCGAAACCGACATCAGCGACGAGGCGATCACCACGCCGAAGCTCGTCGCAAACGCCGTCACGGCCGACAAGATCGAAGCGGGGGCCATCGTCGCCGGGAAGCTGAGTGCCGACGCGATCGACGGCCGCACGATCAGGGGCGCGACCCTCATCGGTGGCGAAATCGTCATGGAGGGTGCCGACGGGTCCGAGATCCGCCTCTACGAAGACCCCGTCGAGGGCGCAAGCCTGACCATGCTCCCCGCCGGGTCGCCGCCCAGCGTGCGCCCGGCGGCCCTGACGACCTACCGCGACCCCGAGTTCACAGACGTCGGTACGGTCCTGCGAGGCCCAGCGGACGACGACGGCCTAGGCACCCCCGAAAAGGGGGCGGAGATCATCCTGACGGGTCAGTCGTTCAATGGGACGATTGAAATGCGGGCCGATTTCGTCAAGGTCGACTCCCAGCACCCGGCCGAGTTCAACAACGCATTTTTCGGGGGCACCGCCGAGGTCACGGACGATCTCACCGTGAACGCTAACGCATCGGTAGCCGGCGGCCTGACGGTCTCAGGGACCGCAACCGTCGGCAGCACGCTCGACGTGACCGGGAAGGTCACCGCGAACGGCGGTCTCGCCGTGACTGGCGCCGCGACCGTCGGCGGCCGGAACGTCGTCACCGGCCCCGGCCGGATCCACTGGCAAGCCGCCACGGTCACCACGAACGCCCAGGGCATCGCGACGGTGCCGCACGCTGCCGGCTTCGTCCCGACGGCCGTCGGCGTCTTCCAAAATGGCGCGACCGGCTCGTCCGCGGTTTCGCTCTTCTACATCACGGGGACGGCGACCTCGACGGCCGTTCAGGTCAAGGCGATGTTGAACGGCGCGGTATTCAGCGGGTCCGTCGGCGTGACCCTGATCCTCGGCGGCTAAGCCGCTGCCCCCGTCCGAAGAGGGCGTTCCCCGCGCGGGAGCGCCCTCTTCGGCGTGCCCGAAAGGAGGCCGCGTGTCCGCGGCACCCGCAAACCTCCTCGCCGTCCGCCGGCTACTGCTCGACCACCTGAACGACGCGCCCGGCCCGGACGACCTCGAACCGATCGAAGTCGGCATCGTCGGCGACACCGCCCACCAGCGCCAGGGCGACTCGTACCACCTGGGCACTCCCGAGCAACGGTCCTACGGCTACTCGGTCGGCGAGTCCCCGCGCGACCGGGCCGGTCTGTCGGTCTACGCCTCGGCCCTCGACGTCGGCGCCTTCAGGGTTACGACCCCGAAGGGGACGTTCGACCTCGCCCACTTCTCGCGATGGTGCGTCGCCCAGTGCGTCGCGGAAGCGCCGGACACCAACGACATTCGGGAAATCATCTACTCCCCTGACGGCCGGGTCGTAAAGCGGTGGGACCGCCTCGGCCGCCGCAGCTCGGGCGACGACTCCCACCTCTGGCACACGCATTTCAGCTTCTTCCGCGACGCGACGCGCTCGGGCCGCGATCAGACGCCGCTCTTCCGCCGCTACCTCGCTCACATCGGACTCATCGACCCCCCGGAGGACGACTTGACCCCCGACCAGAATGCCAAGCTGAACGCGATCTACCAGGCACTTTTCTACGGTGGCTCGTCCTGTGGGGCGACCGTCCCGGCCCCGCACCGCGTCGCCGGCTCGAAGTCGCACGGTAACGCGGTCGTCGACAAGCTGGGCCACATCACCGCGACCCTCGCCGCCGTCGCCGCGAAGGACGGCGCGGACGAAGCCGAGATCGTGTCGGGTGTCCTCGCCGGCCTGAGCCCCGAGACGATCGCCGCCGCGATCCCGACCGACCTCGCCGAGCGTGTCGCCGCCGAGCTGGCCCGGCGTCTGGCGGCGTGACCCAGTGCCCGTACAGATAACGACCGGCGCAGAGAACCCGCCGGGCGCGGACGGAACCGCGTCCATGCTGATCATCCTCGCCCGGTTAGAAGGAAAGGTCGACGTCGTCACCGCCCAGCACGGCGCCCAGCTCGACGAGCACGGGCGCCGCCTGAACGACATCGAGCTTCGCCTTCGCGCCGAGGAGGCACGCCCCGCGACCGCGCCCGAGGTCGACACCCGCCTTCGGGCGGTCGAGTCCCGCCCGGTCGTCACGCCTAAGGCCGTTTGGGCGGCCGTCGCCACGCTGGGCGGTCTGCTCTTCGGCGCCGTCGGTCTCGCCGACAAGTTGCTGTCCTGACGCCCGCCCCCGGAAGGACCCGCCCGTGAACCGCCAGCCCATCGTTAACCGCGCCCTCGTCGTTGCCGGCCTGGGCCTCGTGTACGCCATCCTGGCGCACTTCGGGATCACGCTCCCGCCCGGCATCCGCGAGGCGGTCGAGGCGTTCGCCCTCGCTGCCGCCCCGCTCGCCGTGGCGTACTGGTCCCGCCGCCACACCACGCCCACGAAGGACCCGCGAGACGCCAGCGGAACGCCACTCGCCCCCGTGAAGAGCATCGCTGACCTGCGGCGATACGTCGCGGGCGGACGCGAGGCGGAACGGTACGCCGCCCGCCACCGCCTCTGAACCGCCCACGAACCGCCCGAGACACGCCAACGCCCCGCCTCCCGGCACGCCCGGGGGTGCGGGGCGCTTTGGCGTTTCGGTGGGCGTCACGCCTGGCGGGCTCGGGCGGCGCGCCCGGCGGTCGGGCGGGTGGCTCGGGCGGTCGGGCGTATCCGCCGGGCGGGCGGGCGGGCGGCAGGGGCGGGTGGGCAACCGCCGCCGGGCGATACTGGGCGGGTGAGCGACCCCGAATGGTGGACGACGGGCGACGTCGCGGCGTTCCTGGGCGTGCGCCCGTCAACCGTCACGAACTACCGGAAGCGCGACCAGATGCCGCCCCCGGACCAGACCGTCGGCCGTACGCACATGTGGCGGCCCGCCCGCATCCGGGCGTGGCACGCCAGCCGCCCCCGGCCGGGCGTCGGCGGCCGTCCCCGCGAGAAGGACTGAACACCCCCGCCCGATCTGGCCCACTCCTCCCGTGTCCGACACATCGACACGAGGAGGCCGCCGAATGGCCCTCAGCTATCACGACGTCTACGGGTCCCCCTGGGACCGCGACCCGACCGACGTCCGCGCCCGGCTCGCCAGCGCCGCACCCGAGCGGCCCGCCCCGCTGAAGAAGGGCGACCGCGCCCGGCTGCGCGACGACCTGGGCGGCGGGGCGGTGAAGATCGTAGACGTCTACTTCGCACGCGACCTGTTTCAGGTCCGCCCCGAGAGCGGGAAGCCTGATTTCGTCGTCAGCTCGCACGCCCTGACGAGGACCGGCCCCGAGTGGCGCCCGGGGGACGTGGTCGTCGTCTACTACGGCCCGCGGCGGGCGGCGTACACCTACGTCCGCGGCCGGGAGTCCTGGCCGACCGACGCCGGCCGCGAGCCGAAGTCCGACGAGTGGATGACCGGCATGTTCCTCGACGGCCGCGCGAAGCCGGTCCTTCAGGCCGGCGGCGCGGCGTTCGACGGGGGGCGGCTGTGACCCGCCCGGCCGCCGTCATCGGCCCCATGCTCGCCGAGTGGCGATCCTTGCGGGCGGACCTGCGGGCGATGGAGGAAGCCGAGCACCCCGACGTCACGGACGCCCTCGGGCGGGTCTGGACGTGGGTTAGCGGGGACCTGTACCGCCATGACTCGATGGCCTGGCCGCTGGCGCACGTCCTGAACCCGGCCGTCGGGTGGTCGCGGGCCGGTCTCCTCGACAACCCGAACTATCGATTCTGCGGCGTGTGCCGCGAGGGCATGTCCCGAACGGAGGCCGCGTGACCGCCACCTTCGACCGCGCCGCCGACGGCCTGGCCGCGCTGATCGAGACCGCCTTCCCGAGTCCACCCCTGATCGGTCTCCTCGGTCGCGCCCGCGCCGGGAAGGACACGGTCGCCGGCCGCCTGGTCGAGCGGCACGGTTTCCGGCGCTACGCCTTCGCCGACGCGCTGAAGGAAGCCGCGCTGATCGCCGATCCGATCGTCGTTCCCGTGGACACGGTCGGCGGGTCGCTGCGACTGTCGCATTTCGTACACTCGGTCGGCTGGGAAGCCGCGAAGGAGGTCCGCGAGGTCCGGCGCACGCTTCAGCAATTCGGGGTCGGCATCCGGCACCTAGACCCGCACTTCTGGGTCCGGGTCGTCATGGACGAGGTCAGCGACCCGGACGGCCCGGCGGCCGTGATCACCGACGTCCGCTTCCCGAACGAAGCCGCGGCGATCCGGGCGGCCGGCGGGAAGCTCGTCCGGGTCGTTCGCCCAGGTCAGGACGAGTCGGATCAGCACATCAGCGAGGTAGCGTTGGCAGACTGGCCCGTCGACCACACGCTACTGAACGACACCGACGTTCACGCTCTGATGATCAAGGTTGACGGAATGATAAACACCCTGTAACAAAGGTCACCCTTAGCACTTCAGGACCTAGGCCCCTGTCGCCGGTCGGCATACGCTGATCGTGCGACGGGGGCCTTTCTGCGTTTACCCTCCCAGGGGAACCTAGACACTCCTGAGCCTGGCTTACCAAAACCGGGACAACGTTGGACGTTCAACGCGCCTACGATGTCCCTACCCACTACGCGACAGGACGGCGGCGATGGACCCGGTAGCGACGAAGGACCAGTTAGGCGCGGCCCTCGTGAAGGCGCTTCGCGCCGTGCGGCGGGTCGGCGACAACCGCGAGCGCCGGACCGAGCTTTACCGCGCAATCGCGACAGCGTCCGTCGACCTGCGGGCACACTTCGTCGTCGAGGAGACAGGTCAGCCGGACTGGGCCGGGCGGACCTGGGAGTACCGCGAATACATCCGCGACCGCTACGCCGAGGCGGGCCTATCCCGCGACGAGGCGCGAAGCGTGCAAACGTCCGTCCGCTATCACATTGGGTCCCTCGTACGCGAGCGACTGGACGCCGACCAGCTCGAAGACCTCGGCCTACGCCCCGAGGACATGGCCGAGCGGATGCGCGAGTATCGGAAGGCACAAAGTGCCCAGCTCGCGACGCTGAAGGCCGAGCCAGGGGACCTCGACCTCGGTAAGGCCCTAGCGGGCGCCTTCACGGTCTTGCAAAAGATTTCCCCAGGGCAGATCGCCGAGCTGCGGGGCGCGGCGCGCGAGCAGGCGCGGGCGGTGCTGGGCCGGCTGCTGCGGCACGCCGAGGAGCTTCACGCGGCGAGCGCGCCGGAAGTGAAGAAGTGACGCAGGTTTCTACACTCCCGTATCTATGTCTAAGTCTCCTCCTCCTCCTCTTCTAAGAAGTAATAGGGAAGTGACGAAACTGGGGTCACTTCTACACGCCTAGGGCGGCAACCGCGCCGCCCGCCCCGCGCCCGCCAGGTTCCCGCCCGGCGGGCGTATTGCATTTCCGCAGGTGAACAGGTATATAGCTGCTGGCCCACTAACCCTATGTCCGCATTCGCAGGCATAGGAGGCCCAGCGCATGACTACGCCCAAAATCAATACGATTAGCCGGGGAGGCGCGCGTTTCTACGTGTCGCCCGAGACCGGCGCGAAGGCCCCGGGGGTGACGAGCATCCTCGGGATGCTCCCGAAGCCCTTCCTTCAGCACTGGGCCGCAAAGGTGGTCGCCACCTACGCGATCGAGAACCTGGGGGACCTCGTCGGCATCGCACTCCGCGGCGACCAGGCCGGCGCGATCGACTACCTGAAGGGCGCCCCGCGTCGCGACACGGCGAAGGCCGCCGAGACCGGCAGCGCCGTACACGACCTCTTCGAGAAGATGGCGAAGGGCGAGCCCGTCGGCCGCGTGCATCCCGAGTATCGGGTCTTCCTCGACCACTTCGAGGAGTTCCTGAAGGAGTTCTCGCCCGAGTTCGTCTTCCTCGAAGAGACCGTCTGGTCTGAGACGTGGGACTACGCCGGCAGCTTCGACGCGTACGCGATCATCGACGGCGAGAAGGTCTTCCTCGACTGGAAGACGACCCGGTCCGGCGTTCACCCCGAGGTCGCCCTTCAGCTCGCCGCCTACCGCTTCGCTGACTACATCATCCGGCCCGACGGTAGCCGCGTCCCGCAGCCGCCTTCGACCGGCGGCGGCGTCCTTCACGTCCGGCCCGAGGGCTGGTCGTTCGTGCCGGTCAAGGCCGATGAGGCGACCTTCGAGGTCTTCAAGGTGTTGCGTCAGGTCTTCGACTGGGACCGGATCACGAAGGAGACCGTCGTCGGTTCCCCGATCAACCGCGTCCCCGGCTCGGGCCTGACCGTGAAGCGCACCGCCGCCCCCCGGCGGGCCGCCGCGTGACCGCCGCCGAGCTGGTCCGGACCGTCGCCTCCCACCTCGACGGTGAGTACGCCGAAGACGCCTTCCTGTCCGCGCACGCCGGCGACCTGGGCGAGGTCGTCGTGACCGTCGAGGACGCCGAGACCAGCGAGCGGAAGACCTTCCGCGCGACGTTCGAGGAGACCGCATGATCGCCAGCGCCACCCGCGAAGACGTGATCTGGCTCGCCGGCCTCCTCGAAGGGGAAGGCGCGTTCGACCTTCAGCGGGGCCGGTACCCGCGCGTGCGGGTCGCGATGAAGGACCGCGACGTGGTTGGCCGCGCCGCGACCCTCATGGGCTGCTCGGTCCGGCTGTCGCTGCGCCCGCCGCCGCAGGCTGCGATGTGGCACGCCGAGATTCAGGGGCCCGCGGCCGAGGCCGTCATGCGCGCGGTCCTACCGATCATGGGCGCCCGCCGCTCGGCGAAGATCGCCGAAGTCCTCGGGCACGCCCCGAAGACCTCGAAGGTCCCGGTCGCGATCTCCCGGCCGCCCGGTCTCCCGCTGGACAAGTCCGCCTGAACACCCTGGCCCCCGCTGGCCCACTCACCAAATGACTACCCGTAGCGCGGGGCCTGGGCTTTCAACGCCGCCCAGCCCAAACGACCCGGCTTAGCAGGGCGCCCGCGCGCAACCCTTGGAAGGAGCCCGTACGTGGGCCTGCGTATCTGGGAGACCGACCCCGAGGCCGAGCCGAAGCCTCGCCAGTCGTTCAAAAATGACATCGTCGGCCGCTTCCGCAGCGGCTATCAGGTCAGCGGCCGTCCGGCGAGCCTCGAAAAGTGGCGGGTCACATCGGGAGACCCCGAGGTCGCCGCAGAGGTCCGCCGGCTCTTCGGCGGCGACGCGCCGCAGGCGTGGGAGACCCAGGGGGAAGACAACCTCGAAGTCTTCACGACCGCCGAGAAGGTGAAGATCGTCCTCGACGGTCCGCGGGCGATCCGACAGGAAATGGTCCTCTGGGGCCGGAACGGCGCGATCCGGCGCTGCGACGGCGTCGAACAGACGATGGACGAGGACAAGGGCAAGCCGTGCGAGTGCCCGGCGTCCTACCAGGACCGGAAGGACGCCGCGAAGTCTGGCAAGGGCTGCGCGCCGTCGATCACGGTCTTCTTCACCCTGGCCGACGCCCCCGAGCTGGGGAAGTTCAAGTTCAACAGCGGATCGTGGTCGCTGGTCCGCGACATCGTGACCGCCGAGAAGGCCCTCAGCGAGATCGACGGCCCGGCGTTCGCCTGGCTCGGGCTGGAAGTCGTCGAGTACGAGCAGAAGGCGACCGGCGCGAAGCGGAAGTTCACGAAGCCGGTCGTCGACATCATCGGCGCGGCCCCGAAGCGCGAGGACGACGAACCGCCGTTCTGACGTGCGCTCAACGTTGAGCGAGGAGGGAGGCCGCCCGTGCGTGCCGATTTCGTCTGGAACTAGCTAGTCGAGTGGCCTCGGGGCCGGGGTGCACTCAGACTCCCCCGGCCTCGGGGCCCTCTTCGTTTCTGGGAGGGAAACGTGAGCAGTAGAACCCGGGACTATGTCGGTCCCAACGCCCCGATGTACCGGGCCGCCGCGTACAACGCCGAGGGCGTCTGCGTGCGCGCTCACGGCCCGTACGCCACGAAGGGCGCAGCGTCGCGCCAGCGGCCCCGCCCACCGCGCGGCGGCGTCGTCCGTGTTGAGGAGTGCTTCCCGATCTGGGCCCCGGTCGAGGGGACGGAGGTCGCGGGATGACCGAGCGCGAGCCGTACCTTCCGCCCGTCGTCTGGCGGGTGGCTATCCCCCGGCGGTCGGGTTACCAGACCACGCCCGCGAGCCGGACCTACACGAGCGAGCGGGGCGCGCGGGACTACGCGGCGCGGTACCCGGGCGCCCGCATCTTCCGCGCTGAACAGACCTGGGCCGAGGTGACCGAATGACCATCCGACACACCACCCGCGCACTGACCGGCGCGGTCAGTACAGGCGAGGTCGCGACCCGGCTTGGCTTCCGGCCGCGACGGTCGTCCGACCCTGGCCCGCCCGCCCGCGCCGCGTCGCTGTACTTCTACCCCCGGACCGCGTCCGGCGTCCTGTCCATCACGGACCCGGCCGTCGCCGACGAACTGGCGGCCGAGCTGCGCCAGGTCGCCGCGTACCTGCGTGGGGAGGCCGGCCAATGACGCCCGCCGAGGTCGCCGTCCGGTCCGTCCTGGGCCTTCACGCACCGGTCACGGGTTACTACGCAAACTCGCCGTGGGTGAAGGTCTGCGCGCACTGCACTTCCGGCGGGGATCCGTACACCCACCCCGTGAACAGCGACGAATACCCGTGCGCGACCGTCGCCGGGATCGCGGCGGCGGGGATCGAGGTCCCGAGGTGACCGCCCGCCGCTGCGCCGTCCTGATCGCACTGAACGAAGACGACGCCGCCTACTGGGGCGGGCACGTCGCCGCCGAGCGGTTCGCGTTCACCACGGGCAACGCGCCCCGGATGGTCGAGGGCTTGCGCGTGACGGTCGTCTTCGTGACGCCGAACGCCCAGCGGGGCGAGCGGTTCTGCGAGGTGCGGTCCGCGCTGCGCCGGAATCTGGCGATGATGCGCGGTGCGTCGCGGGCGTTCCACTACCTGAGTGAGGACCCGCGGTGAGCGCCGCGAAGGCGAAGGGCACCGCGTACGAAACCCTGTGCGTGCGGGCCCTGCGCCTCTTCGGCATCCTCGCCCGGCGCGTCGCGCAAGAGGGCTTCGCCGACACGGGCGACCTTCACGGCCTGTCCCCGTGGATCGGCCAGTGCAAGGCGTACAAGTCGTGGGAGGACGCGATCCGGCTCGGCCTCGACGGTGCCGAGAAGCAGCGTTTACACGCCCGCGAGTCCTACGGCGTCGCCTTCGTGAAGCGGGTCCGCCGGTCGGTCGGCGAGAGCTACGCCGTTCAGACGCTCGCGACCTGGGCCCGCGTGTACGTCCGTCTGCGGCGGGCGGAAGCCCTCCTCGCCGAGCTGGCGCCCGAGGCGTTCGCCGGGCACATGGCCCAGGTTGCCGACGAGCTGGCCCGGCCGTTCCCGAAGGGCACCGAGAAGGACGGCGACTAGATCCACCCGAGATCGAAGACCAGCGACACGACGACGAGGACCGGCACGCAGACGACGAGCGAGAAGGCCCCGGCCGCCATCATCGCGAAGCCGAACCGCTCGGGGTCGTCGTCGATTGGCTTCGTCAGCAACTCCCACCAGCGCCGCATGACCCTCCCCTTCCGACAGTGACCCGCGCAGTGTCGCACATGCGCTGAACACTTCGCGCACCCGTGGCCCACTAACCCTCTGACCGCCCAGTACCGGGCCCCGACGACCAGGGAGCACAGCGTGAACGAGACCACCGAGACCCCCACCCTGACCGCGACCCCGAAGGAGGTCCGGGCCTGGGCGAAGGAGAACGGTCACGACGTCGGCGACCGGGGCCGAATCTCGAAGGAGATCAAGGCCGCTTTCCAGGCCGCGACCGGCCGCCTCGCCGCCTGACCGCAGTACCGCACGAAGCCCCCGGCCCCGAGCCGGGGGCTTTCTGCGTTTCCGGCCCGCGTGATCACCCGGCCGCCCGCTGGCCCACTCCACCAGCGTCACACCCGCTCGACGGAAGGACACACCCCGTGACCTTGACCTTGACCGACCTCCTCGCCCGCCTGGGCGCGACCGACGACGCGGACGGCTGGCTCGCCGTCTGCCCGGCGCACGCTGACTCTCGCCCGTCCCTGCGTATCGCCGTCGGCGAGTCCGGCGTGATCCTGCTGAAGTGCCGAGCCGGCTGCGCGACCTTCCGGCAGACCCCGGAGGCGGCCCCGGGAGTGCTCGACGCTCTCGGGATGACCGTCGCCGACCTGGCGAAGATCGACACGAGCGACGCCCCCGTCCGGGCGACGTCGACCAGCACCCCGGCCAGCCCGGCCGCGGTCGCGGCGCTGGCGGCACAGCTCGACCGCTGGGCGGCGGCGCTGACTCTCGACGAGGACGCCGAGGGCCGCGCCATGACCTACGCGTCGCAGCGCTTCGGCCTCACGGTCGAGGACGCGACGCGCCTCGGCCTGGGCCTCGCGCTCGACCTCGGCGGCGGCCCCCGCCTGGTCGTCCCGTTCCGCGACCGCGACGGCGTCCCCCGCGGCTTCCAGGCCCGCGCGCTCGACCCGGCCGCGAAGGTCCGGTGGCTCGGGGCGAAGTCGCCGACGGGCGAGTCCTGGGCAAAGGTCGGCTACCTTCCCGGCGAGGCTGGCTGGTCTGAGCTGGTCGTGACCGAGGGCCCCGGCGACGGTCTGACCGCGTGCGCGACCGGCTATGACGTGGCCTTCGTACGCGGCGCCGGCCTGGCCGCGTCCGTCGCGGACGAGGTCGCCGCCCTGGCCGACGGCCGCCCGGTCGTCGTCTGCGGCGACGCGGATCCGTCGGGCGACCGCTTCGCGCGGGTCCTCGCGGCCGAGCTGGCGAAGCGGGGCCTCTCGGCGCGCAGCGTCCGGCCGCCGGCCGACGGCGACGACCTGACCGACTGGCGGGCCCGTGCGCCCGAGACCTTCGCGACCGACTTCATTCGGGCGGTCGTGGCCTCCCAGGACCCGGGCGGGCTGCGTACCCGGCTCGACGCTTGGACGGACGCGGACCTGACCGAGGTCGCGTCGGCCCGCCGGCTGCGGGAGCACTTCGAGGAGGCCGGCTCGGGCGTGCGCTACTCCCCCGAGGCCGGCTTCTTCATTCTGCGGGCGGGCGTGTGGCGCGCGGACAAGCTCGACGAGGTCCGTACCGCGGCCCAGGACGTCGCGGCGTCGATCTGGGCCGAGGCGGCCGACCTGGCCGAGGCGCTGAAGGAGGTCGAGGCATCCGGCGACCCGGGCGGTGAGGCAAAGGAGCTGAAGGCGCGGGTCGGCAAGCTGAAGAGCTTCGCGAAGTCGGCGAACAGCTCGAAGGGCATCGACGCGATGGTTCGCGAGCTGAAGGCGTTGCGCGGCGTCGCCGTCGACTTCGAGGCGTTCGACCGTCACCATCACCTCCTCGCCGTGCGGAACGGCGTGATCGACCTGCGGACGGGCCGGCTCGGGTCGCACGACCCGGATCTTCTCCTGACCCGGCTCGTCGACCTCGACTACGACCCGGAGGCGACGGCGCCGCGCTGGGAGGCGTTTCTTCGGGAGGTCTTCCCGTACGACCGGCACGCGGGCCTGCCCGAGTACCTTCGCCGCCTGGTCGGCTACGGGATCACGGGCGAGACCGGCGAACAGTGCTTCGTGGTCCACCACGGCGGCGGCGCGAACGGGAAGAGCGTTTACACGGACACGCTGACGGAGGTCTTCCGCGAGCTGGTCGTGACGACCCCGTTCAGCACGTTCGAGGAGAAGTCCTCGGGTGGTATCCCCAACGACCTCGCGGCGTTGAAGGGCGCCCGGTTGGTCTTCGCCGCCGAGGGCGAGCAGGGCAAGCCGATGGCCGAGGCCGTCCTGAAGCGGGTCACGGGCCGCGACGCGATCTCGGCCCGGTTCATGCGGAAGGAGTATTTCGAGTTCCGCCCGACGTTCCTCCTTCAGCTCGCGACCAACTTCCGGCCCCAGTTCAGGGGCCAGGACGAAGGACTCTGGCGCCGCGTCAAGCTGGTCCCCTGGGAGCGGTACTTCACGCCGGCCGAGCGGGACCACAAGCTCGGCGAGAAGTTGCTGACCGAGGCCGTCGGGATCCTCGCGTGGGCGGTCCGCGGCGCCGTCGACTTCTACCGGGACGGCCTTCAGGACCCGCCCGCGATCGTCGGCGCAACGGCCGACTACCGGCAGACGTCCGACGCCCTGGCGGGCCTCCTCCCGGGGGTCTTCGTGCGGGACCCGGACGGGAAGGTCGCCGCCCGGATCGCCTGGGACTCGTACCGCCAGTGGTGCGAGGACGAGGCGCTTCCGCCGAAGGAGCGCTGGACGCGGAAGGCGTTCTTCGCCGCGCTGGAAGAGCGCGGGGCGACGAAGAAGCGGGCGAACGTCGGCGTCGTCTTCGAGGGCATCCGCCTCGGTCGGCCGACCGACCACGCCGCCGAAGAAACCCCGGACGAGGAGAGAACAGCCGCTAGCCCGCTGGCCCACTCCACCAGTGATACCCCTTCCGCCGGTCCCTCGCTGGACGACGTCTTCGCTGGGAGCACTTCATGAAGCGCAAGCTCTACCGCGTGTCCATCCTCGAACGTGAGGGGGTGGACGAGACCGCCGAGGCCTACATGACCGAGGCCGAGGCCGACACCGTCCGCTACCTCGCCGACCTCCTTCCCGGCCTGACGATCGAGGAGGCGGCGTGACCACCCCCGCCGACGACTGCGGCGTGACGGGCGGGTGCCGGGCGTGCCCGCTCTTCACGGCGAACGTGTGCGGCGACCCGGCGCCGACCTTGGGTGACCTGATGACCGAGTACGAACGTCCGTTCGCCGAGAAGTGCGCCGAACGGACCGCTGTACAAGGCCCGGCGTGGGAAGCCGTTCTCCGCGCCGTCGAGCTTGAGTTGCCGGGCATGTGGGAGTCGGCCGACTTTCTCGGCGGTGCGCCGGACGAGGTCCGGCCGCCGGCCCGCGCCGCCCGCTTCGAGGTCGACGGCGCGGGCGTCGTGACCGACCGGGACGACCCCTGGCCGGGATGGGACAAGCCGAACGGCGACCCCGTCCCGGTCTGCGTCCAGACCCCCTCGGGTGTCGTCCCGTGCGGGTCGGCGCGGCTGTGCCGGTCGCCCGAGGAGGTCGCCGCCACCCGCGCGGCGTTCGGGTCGGCCTATCTCCTGGTCGAGCCCACCCGGCCCGACCTGCGTACGCCCGACGAGTGGTCCGAGGTGACCGGCCTGGTCGTCCTCGACCCGGACGGCTGGCGAGCGGACGGGCGGCCCTGGTCCGCGCCGCTCACCCGCGCCGACTTCCTGAAGCGGGCGATGCGCTCGACGCTCGCGAAGGCCCCGGCCGTCGACCCCGACGCCCCCGACGTCGACCCGGCCGAGCCGAAGCCCGAGGGGGCCGGCTGCTGCGGGGGTGGCTGCGGTGCCTGAAGCCCTTGTCGCCCTGGTCCTGTCCGGGCTGGGCCTCGGCGCGCTCGCCGGGGTGGTCTTCGCCTGGTGGCTGCTGACCGACCCCGACAACTGACCGACCCCGACCCGTGAAGGGCCGCTCTCCCACGACGGAGGGCGGCCCTTCGGCCTACCCAGAAAGGAGGGCCGCCGCGTGCGGACCCTGACCCATGCGGTCGCCGGCTCGACGGTCGGCATTCACGTTCCCGAGCGGCGGGAAGACCTCGACGGCTTCCGGGCCTTCCTGGCCGGCGGGGACCGGATCCTCGCGTTCGACACCGAGACGACCGGCTTGGACGTTTACACGCCCGGTCACCGGCTGCGCCTCGCCCAGATCGGTAACGGCCGCGAGGCGTGGGTCCTGCGGACGGACCTCTTCGCCGAGGACGTCGCCGCCGCCCTGCGTCAGCCGCGCCCGTTCGTGATGCACAACGCGCCCTATGACCTCCTCGTCGCGGATCGGCACCTCGGGGTGCGGCTGGAAGACCTGGGCCCGCGGACGTTCGACACCCGCGTCCTGGCCCACCTCCTCGACCCGCGCTCGCCGCAGGAGGGGGGCATCGGCCTGCGTCTGAAGATGCTCTCGGCGGTCTACGTCGACCCCGAAGCGCCGGACACTGAGGAGGGGTTGTCCGCCATCTTCTCGGCGCTTTACGCAGCGTGGAAGAAGACCGTCAGCCGTGAGACGGTCGACGCCTGGGCGAGACAGCACCCGAAGCGCCCGCACATGGCCTACGGCTTCGGGAACATACCGATCGACCACGAGACCTACGTCCGATATGCGGGCCTCGACGTCATCCTGACCCACCGCCTCTTTCACGCGCTGGGCCCGATGGTGCGAGAGATCGGCCTTGACCACCTCAGCAAGTTCGAGCATCACCTTCAGGTCTTGCTCGCGATCCTTCAGCGGCGGGGCTTCCGGCTGGACGTCCCGTACGTCGAGGCGTTGAGGGACGACCTCCTCGCCGAGGCCGAGCGGTTCCGCGCGGTCGCCAGGCGCTACGGGGTCGAGAATGTCAACTCGACCGCGCAGCTCGCGGCGGCCCTCGAAGCGATGGGCGAGACGCTGACCGAGCGGACGCCGTCGGGCGCCGTGAAGGTCGACAAGGGCGTCTTGCTCCCGCTGGCAGACCTGAACCTCGACTGGGACCGCCTCGACGTCCGCACGCCGAACCCGCTGGCCGACGCCGCGCTTCGCTCGAAGCGGTCCGAGAAATGGGCGGTTACGTACGCGCAAGCGTTCCTCGACCTGAAGGACGCCGACGACCGGCTTCATCCGTCGATCGGCGGCCTTCAGGCCCGCACGGCGCGTATGTCGATCAGCCGGCCGCCGCTTCAGCAACTCCCCTCGTCCGACTGGCGGGTCCGGCGGGCGTTCATCGCGGACCCGGGGCAGACGGTCATCGCGGCCGACTATCAGGCCGTCGAGATGCGGGTCCTCGCGGCCCTGGCGGACGTGCCGCGGATGAAGGAGGCGATCGCCAACGGCGAGGACTTGCACAGCTTCACCGCCCGCCTGATCGAGGGTGACGGCTTCACGAAGCGTCACCGCAAGCTCTATAAGGGCGTCGGCTTCGGGAAGGTCTACGGCGGCGGGGCGGCGACGCTGTCCCGGCAGACCGGCGCCCCGCTCGACGCTGTGAAGCGCGCGATCGCGGCGTACGACTCGGTCTATCCCGAGATCAAGCGGTACTCCCGCCGCTTGATGGAGCGTGCCGAGTTTGGCCGCCGCGAGGTCGTGACCCCGTCCGGGCGGCATCTTCCGCTCGACCGGGACCGCCTCTACGCGGCGACCAACTACGTCGTCCAGTCGACGGCGCGGGACCTCCTCGCACAGGCGATCGCCGATATCTTCGCCGCCGGTCTCGGCGACCACCTGTTACTGCCCGTGCATGACGAGCTGATCGCCCAGGCGCCGACGGCCGACGCCGAGGAGGTCATTCGGGAGATCGGGAAGGCGATGGAATCGACCTTCTTCGGCGTGCGAATCGAGTCCGACCCGGACGTCTACGGGCCGAGCTGGGGCCACGGCTACGGGTGCGCGGTGAAGGACGGGCGGTGCGTGGTTGCTGGTCAGCACCCGAAAAAGTCGGGGGTCGCGCACGTCTGACCGCCCACGTGTACTCGAACACCTGTACTATTCCGATCTTCGGGAGGAGCGATCAGCGGTGAAACCGGCGGATCTTGATATCGACCGTGACGTAATTCGCACGGCGGACCTCATAGCGCGGTTGCGGGATGAAATCGACCACATGGAAGCCGTCATGCCCGCGGCTATCGATGCGCAATGGACGGCCGCGCCCGTCGCACGGCCGAGGGAGGACACGGCCGAACGTATGAAAAACCGTCGCGTTGCCCCTACCGAGGATATAGCACTCGACTCGGACCGCTTGCGACTGCGCACCCAGGTTGTACGCTCTGCGCAAGTGCTTGCCGGTGGGATTATCGCCCTTCGAGCGGTACGCCAGGCCGTCGGGCAAGCGCTCGCGCCGTGGTACGGGGAGGACAGCGAAAGATGACCAACGGTACGCGGGCACCCCGCCCGGTCCCGTCGGTGGGACTCCCCCGCCGTCGGGTTTACCTCCTCGGGCCGTCGCACGGCTCGGACCGGGACAGGGCCCGCCGCTTCCGCCCGGCGCTGGACGCGATCGCCGCCGCCGGCTTCGAGGTCGTCGCGCCCGGCTACGCCCCTCCGTCCCCCGTGGACGCCGACGACTTACTGTCGGTAGTCGGCGACGACCTCGAAGCGCTCGCGTCGGCCGACGTCGTTGTCACGCTCCCGGGGTCCGAGTCCCTGTGGGAGTTCACGATTGCGGGGACGCTCGGTGTTCCGGTGATCCCGGTCGCGGCCTTCGTGGCCGAGCTGAAGTCAGCCTGACCTAACCTGCGGAAAGAGGCCCCGGGGACTTCCCCTCGGGGCCTCTCGCTGTATCCGCTCGGCTGATCATCTAGTCAGCCCTCCCGTGATCATCCGTCCGGTCAGGACGGCTCCCCGTTCGGTCCGTTGATCACTCTCGCCTTTGCGTTGAACGTTGAGCGCAGTACCGTTCATCACGCACCGCAACTCGCACAACCGTTCGAGAACAGGCCGGCGACAACCGGCGATCCCGTCACGCCCTAGGAGGGCCCGCAATGTCCACTTTCGCCCAGCTCTGGACCGTCCACACCGAGCCGATCCCTGCCGACGACGAGGCCGCCGTCATCGCCGCCGCCCAGACCGGCGACGAGGCCGCGACCCTGCGCCTGTTCGCCGCGTATCAGCCGGCCCTGCGCGCTGCCGTGCGGCACACGACCCGCCTCGACCGTGACGACGCCCGCCAGGCCGCGACCCTCGGCTTCCTCGAAGCCGTCCGGGCGTTCGACCCCGACCGTCACGAGGGCGGCCGGCTGGCCGGCGTCCTGCGCCATCACGTCGCGGACGCCCTGTCCGAGGCGTCGTCCGACGCGCTCGGCGGATTCACCGTTCCGGGCCGGACCCTGCGCCGTTACTTCGGCATCCTGAAGCGGGCCGACGGTGACCCGGTCGAGGCGGCCCGGATCGCCCCCGAGTTCGAGATGACCGCCGAGACGTTCTGGGCGGTCTGGGCGGGGGTCACCGCGAACGACAGCCTCGAAGAGGCGATCGCCGCTCACGGCGCCGTGTGCGTCGCCCCCGTCGGTGACCTGGCCGAGCCGCGGGGCGTCGCCGACGCCGAGGACCGGGTCCTCGCCGAGCTGGCCTTCCGGTCGGTCGACGACTTCGAGCGGGACGTCTGCCGGCTGGCCTACGGCTTCGCCGACTTCGACCCGCAGCCGGACGCCGAGATCGGTCACCGCCTCGGGGGCTTCGGCCGGCTGAAGATCCAGCGCACGCGCACGCGCGCCCTCGGCAAGATGGCTTCCGCGCTGGGTGCGTTGAACGTGTAGCGCATTTCCGGGAGGGGCTGAACAGGTCGGCCCCTCCCGGCCCACTACTCCCGCGTAACCGCAAGATCCCCCGAAAGGACCGACCACGATGGACGTCTTCGAGACCGACAACTTCCCCACCGCCCCCGAGACCCGCGAGGAATACGACCGCCTCGACTTCGACGCCCGCGACGAGCTGGACGACGTCTACGCCGACGACCTGCGCGCCGCCCTGACCGGCCTCCCGGCCCGCCCGGGGACCCGGCGGTGACCCGCCCGATCCCGTGCGAGCGGTCCGGGTGCCCCGAGCACGACGCCCGCGAGCACTTGGACCCCCGGCACGACCGCTACGACGGCCCCGCCGCCACGTTCGGCGCCCTCCCGCACAACTGCCGGAAGGCCGCCTACGCGCTGAGGGAGGCGGGCGCTTCCGTGCCCGAGGTCGTAGAGCTGGCACGCGAAATCCTGCGCCTTCGTGCGCAGGTTGCGGCCGTTCAGGTCGACGCCGACCGCAAGGTCCGCGAGGCGTCCGCGCGGGCGCTCGACTGCGACGACCACGGCCGGATCATTCGCGAGCTGGAAGGGCAGGTCACGCACTTCGACCGCCTGGCCGCGCGGAACGACCGGGGGCGAATTGCCCTGCTAGCGCTTCCCCACGCCCTCGAAGAGCTGAAGCCGGACGCGAAGGTCACTGTCGCTGACCTGAAGCGGGCCGCAAAGAAGGCACTCGACGCGCACGGAAGGGCATGGAAATGACCGCCCCCGAGATCGGCCCGGCCGACTTCCGACCGTTCCGGGCCGAAATCGCCGACTGCCACTGCCCGACGTGCCGGGCGGTCGCCTACGCCCTGTCGAGCGTCCTCGACGGCCCGCGGTCGCCGCGCCACCTGGCCGCGTGCCGGGCCCTCCTCGCCGAGCTGCGGGCCGGGGATCACCACCGCATGACGCTCGCCGAGCGCGCGGCCGAGGCCCGCGAGGCGAAGGCCGCCCGGCTGGCCGAGCTGCGCGCGGCGGGGGCACCCGCGAGCGACATCGCGGCCGTTGAAATGGGCTTCGTGCGGGTCGACATGGCCTTTATGCGCGAGGGCGCCGGGGTCGGCATCGGCGGGCGAATTCAGTGACCCCTGGGCGGGGCGCGTGAATCAAGACTTGCGCTCAACGTTGAGCGCAACTAGCATCGTTTACACGCCCCGCCCCCAACGAAGGGAATCCGAAATGACCGCCGCCGGAAAGATCACCGCCGCCGCCCTCGCCGCCCGCGTCGCCGCTGGCGACCCCGTCCGGGTCCTGCTGGTCCGCGAGGACGCCGAATGGGCCGCCCGCTGCGGCCGGGTTACCCCGCGCTGGACGAACGCCACCCGGAAGACTGGTGTCGAGACGCTGACGGTTACTGCGACTGAGGTCACCATGCACCGAGGCGGGGGCCGCCGGGCCGAGCGTCTTTACGCCTTCGAGACCGGCCAGGGTCGCACGCTGAACTTCTCCCCGGCGCAGACCTTCATCCTCGCCCCCGAGGACGCCGCCGCCGTGAAGCGGGCGCACGTCGAGGCCCTGGCGATGGACGCCGAGCGCGAGGCCGCGAAGAAGGCGGCCGAGGTCGCCGAACTGAAGGCGGACCCGGAAATCTTCGCCGAGGGCGTCCGCCTGGCGAAGGGCGGCTTCCGCGACCCGTGGGTCATGGCGAAGAACAACGTTGAGGCCCGTCGCGCCCAGGCGGCCCACGAGCGGCGCCAGCGGGACGCGGTCGGCGCGGTGCCGGCGTTCACCGCTCCCGCCTCGGCCGCCCTCCTCGCAGAGGTCGGCTCGACCGAGGGCGCTTGCGGTCCCGATTGCGGTCACGTTCTGTGCCGACCGATCGCCCCGCCGGTGCGGACGTCCCCGATCGTGCTACCTCCGTCGACCGGCTGGCGGAATCGGCTCGACACGGCCGAGATCCGCGAGGCGCGTGCCGCTCGGCAGTCGGCGCAGGCCCGGGGGTATAGGGCGCCGCGCGACCCCGCTCGCGCACCCGAGGGGGTCGCACCGACGAACGCTGCTAGTGAGGACGTCCTGACCGACCGAGCGCGGCGGCTGACCAGGATTCACGGCGTCATGGTCGCTATCGCGAAGGCCGCCGAGACCGAGGCGAGCGCTACTGCCCCCGCCTCGGCCGCCCTGGTCGCCGAGGTCGCCCCGGCCGAGGCCCCGGCGGTCCCGGCCGAGACGATCGCGACCCGGGAAGCCTGGCTCGTCGGCGCGGTCAACGCCCTGCGGCCCCTCTTCGCCGAGCACACCGTGACCCTCCCGACGGTCCGGGTGTCGGTCGGCTGGCCGGGCGTGTCCAGCCGGAAGGGCCTGACGAAGGTCATCGGCCAGTGCTGGGCGTCGTTCACCACGGCGGACAAGACCCCGCAGGTCTTCATCTCGCCCGCCCTGGCCGACGCCGGACAGGTTCTCGAAACCCTCGTCCACGAGCTGATTCACGCCTGGGACGATTGCAAGTCGGGTCACAAGGGCGACTTCGCGAAGCTCGCGAAGCGGGTCGGCCTGACCGGGAAGATGACCGCCACGGTCGCGGGCGACGACCTGAAGGCGAAGCTCGCCGAGATCGCCGCCCAGCTCGGCGAGTACCCGCACGCGAAGTTGTCGGCCGGCGTGCGCGACGGCCAGGGCGAGAAGAAGCAAACGACCCGAATGCTGAAGGTCGAATGCCCGGACAGCGGCTACACGGCCCGGACTACGCGGAAGTGGCTGGACGAGGTCGGCGCCCCGATCTGCCCCTGTCACAAGCGAGAAATGTCCGTCGCATGACGCGCTAAACGTTGATCGCGGTTGATACGCTCCCCGCGCCTCGCTGTCCGGCGTGGGGAGCCGTCCGAAGGGGACCGCCATGTACCCGAACCACCCGCAGTACGAAGCCGAGCGCCAGCGGGCCGGCTTCTTCCGTGCCGGGAAGGTCGCCGCGTGGGTCTGGGTCGCTGTGACCGTGATCCCGCTCGTTCTCATCCTGGTCTGCTGCGGACTGTGCCTGGCGGGCGGAACCCTCGGGGCCGTGATCCCGGCCCCGTCCTCTGAAGTGACAAAGGAGAAGAAATGACGGAGACCACGACCGCGGGGAAGCTGACCGAGGGGTCGCGCATCCTCGCCGACTGCGGCGAGTACGGCGAGCCGATCCCGGCGAAGACCGGCGACCAGGCCGCCGAGGTCGCGACGCTGACCGCCGAGCCCGAGAAGCGGGGCCGGAAGCTCTTCGTCCAGACCGACCGAGGGACCTTCGAAATCGGCCCGACCGCGAAGGTCGTCCTCGCCCCGCCGGCCGAGCCCGAGCCTGCCGAGAAGGTCGCCGCCGAGCCGACCCCGACCCCCGAGGACGCCGTCCCGCCGCCCGCCGGCATCCTGGCCGCGACCGTCAACCTCGACGGCGCGGGCCGGCTGACCGCGGACAGCGTCCTTCACGTCGGCGAGGCGGCGACCGTCGTCCGCCCGGAGACCGGCGACAACGCCCCGGCCCGCCTGCTCGCCGCGCTGGCCGAGCTGGGATACGAGCCGGTCACCCGCTGGGCCCTGAAGGACGGCACGGCCGTCTGCCAGGCCCGCCCGATCCACCCGTAACCACAACCGAAGGAGAACCGAACCATGCGCCACACCATCGCCCGCGCCGCCGTCGCCGTGACGGTCGCCGTCGCCTCGCTGGCCGTCGCCCCGGCCCCCGCCTCGGCCGCCCTGAAGGACCGGCTCGGCCCGGCCGCCGTCCGTTGCCTCTGTGGCGACCACCCGCTTCCGACGACGAAGCCGGCCGGCAACTTCCCGCGTCACCTCTTCCGCTGACCCTCCCCCACACCGCCCCCGACCTGGGATTTCCTGGGCCGGGGGCGTTTACACTTGCGTTTAACGTTCAACGCATGGTCTACTTGACCCCGTCAGCGAGACGCCCCGCCGAAGGAGCCCCGAAATGACCGCGAAGCGCCCGACCGCCGCCCAGGCCCGCGCCCTGCGGATCGCTGCCGCCGACATCGCCGGCCACATTCGGACCGCCGCCCGTACGGCGCGCGTACTGATCCGCGAGGGCTGGGCCGCCGAGGAGGGCGACCGGCTGGTCATCACGAACGACGGGCGTCGAGCGGTCGGCGCGGCTGTGCCTGTGGTCTGCGAGGCGTGCGAGGACGCCGGCACCGGCTGCTACTACTGCGCCCCGGCTGAAACCACCGAGGAGACCCCGACCGTCGAGAACGCCGCCCAGCTCGGCGCGACCGTCGAGGTCGTCGAGGGCTTCGCCGCGAACATGACCGGCACGGTCGAGGCCGTCGAGGAGTCCGCGACCCTCGGGCGCCGCTTCCTCGTCGCGCTCCCCTGCTACGGCCCGCGCTGGCTGAACGAGAGCTTCGTCCGCCCGGCCGCCGCCTGACCCCTCCCGCACACTCCCGAAAGGACACCCCGTGAAGCGCAAGATCGACGGTCTCGGCTGGGTCTACGCCGGCACCGCCCTCGGCCTCGTCGCGTCCCTCGGTTTCAACGTCGGTCACGCCTTCGCGAGGCCCGAGGGCGCCCCTGCCGACTGGTCGCCGTCGGTCGGCCGGATCCTTTTCGGGGTCTTCCTTCCGCTGGCGACCGGCATCCTCCTCGAAGTGGTGACCCGGGTCGCCTGGCCGAAGGGGCGGGCGTTCGTCATGCTGCGCTTCGGCGGCGTCGGCTCGGTCGGCCTCGCGTCCGGCTACGTGTCGTTCCTCCACACGTCCGGCCTCCTCGCGGCGTGGGGCGAGGACCGGCAGACTCAGGTACTCGGCGCCCTGGCGGTCGACGGTCTTCTTCTCCTCTGCTCGTGCGCGCTGGTCTTGCTGCGTCACGCCGCCACGAAGGCGGGTGAGGGCGCCCCGGCGACCCCCCGCCAGACGACCGCAGACGCCCCGGCGTCCCTGGCCCCTACCTGGGACACCCCTCCGGCCGCCCCGGTCGTCCCTGTGCCTCTCTGGGGCCCCGCGCCGGGCGTCCTCGTCGCGGCGTGCGAGGCGCCCGAGCCGGTCGCCGTCGAGGAGGTCGAAGAGATCGCCGCCGAGCCCGAGCCCGAGCGGGTCGAGGAGACCACCCCGACCGACCCGCGCTACGTGACCGCCCTGGTCTTCGACGAGCTTCCCGCGCCGCGGACCCCGGGCCGGGCGGCCGAGATCCGGCGCCGCTTCGCTCTGCTGAAGGAGGAGAACCCCGACCGCACGCAGACGATCATCGCCGACCTGATCGGCGTCCCCCGTCGCAACCTGCGCGACGCGCTCGCGGCGGCCCAGCCCGAGCCGACCGACCCGCCCCGGCTTCAGCTCGTGACGTCCTGAAGGAGTTGCCGTGACCAACTCGCCCCGCTTGATCGCCGCGTACGTCGGTCCGATCGCCGGCCTCGCCGCCTACCTGGCCGCGCTCACCGCCGCCGAGTTACGTTGAACGTTCATCGCAACTAGAGTCCTGTTTACACGCCCCACCGAGGAGGACACGAAATGATCTACCGAGTTGACATCATCGACCAGGGCCCGTCCGGCTTCGGTGTCTACCTCACTGAGGACGACGGCCGCTACGTGACCGGCATCGCGCAGGCCCGCAGCAAGACCGAGCCGCGCGGCGCCCAGATCCGCGCCTGGCTCGCCGCGAAGGGCTTCGAGGTTTACGGGGACTCCCGCGTCGTCGGGGACCGCACCCTTCGGACGATGGTCCGGCGGACCGCCTGACCACCCGGCCCGCCCGGGGCGACCTGGGCGGGCCTTCCCCTCCCCTACCCTGAACCCACGAACGAAGGAGACAGACCGATGACCGACATGATCAAGCTCACCGCCGCACTACTGTCCGACGGCACCCGCGCCGCTGTCGCTAATCTCGTGGACTACGAGATCGAGCGCGAGCGCGGTCAGGACGACGCCGCCGCGAAGGCGGGCGCGCGGGCGGTCGCACTCGCCGGCATAAAGTTCGACCTGCGCGACTCGTTCGTGACCCAGACTGGCAGCGACGCGGGACTTCAGGGTTACGCCGAAACAACGCTGCGGATGCTCGTGACTGACGGCCTCGCGGACCGCGTGTGCCAGTGCCGGACCCTTCACCCGCACGGGTGCCCGCACGGCTCCGCCGTCGGGTCGCTCTGGTGCGGCGGCCACTACGAGGCCGACGTGCCCGCGATCGGCGGGGCGCTGCTGTGCGGTACCTGTCACGTCGCCGAGTACGAGACCCGCGCCGTCTGACCCCCTACCCAGAGACGCCCCGCCCCGGACTCCGGGCGCGGGGCGTTTGCGTTCCGGCCCGCCCCGGTATGTCCGGCTTCAGATGTGCGTCTGAAGGTAGTTTCGTGGGCA